TCTTCCGATCTATTTTTCTTGACTTACAGCGGAATTGAGTTGTTTCGGGCAGTTTGTCGATTTTTGTAAACACTTAAAAGTCAGCAAGTTGAGCCGATTTGGCATACGCTGACGGGCAAGGCATTTTTGGAGAAATTGCCTATTAATTGATATATGTCAAGTATAAATATCCAAAAAACCAGGGATATGCTATGTGTTTGTTTTTTGATTTATTATAAATACAGATAATCATTCTTTCAAAAGCCCATCTGCCAGTAAAGGCAGACGGGCATCGCTGTCGCCATGTGGCGGTCTTGGAGCACAGGAATTAGGTCTGCAGCCCTACCTGTTTTCGTCCTTTGCCTGATGCACGCTGATGTCACTGGCTTGCAAGGCTGTGGTCAGCGGGCCTTTATCGGCAGGAGGATAGTTGGGATCTCCCAGCCCAAGTAGTCGTGCAAGGTTGATTGCGGAGTTCAAGTCTCGGTCGATGGTGACTCCGCAAGCCTTGCAGTGATATGTTCTTTGTGTCAGTGGCAATGCTTCCTCCTTCACGTTTCCGCAGACGCTGCAAATGCGTGTGGATGGATGAAACTTTTCAGCCACTTTCAGATTTCCACCAATGATGTTCATCTTCTGCTCCAGCATTTTTCGGAATCGGTAGAAGGCTGCATCGCGTATTTTGAAGGCCATGTCTGGATTTTCTTTCAGCATTGCATTAATATTCAAATCCTCAATGGCGATATTATTATATGTATATGCAAGCGCTGAAGATAGTTTGTGAAGATAGTCCTCGCGCTGGTGCCTGATTTTGGCTTTTGCCCGTCCAAGTTGCACCGACAGCCGCTTTTGCCGATTCGACGTGTGTTTAGGGTGAACTTTGGCGCATCGGCGAATGCGGGCTTGCAGCTTCTTTTGTCGTTGCATGACTTTTGCGTCCTCATCGCGGCTTTCTATCAACATTCCGTTTGAAAGGGTTGCATAGGCAGACAGACCGAGGTCAATCCCGAGAGGCTGAACTATTTTAGTCCGGTCATCGTTACAGCCGCGATGCTTGTTTTGCCATTCCTCGCGGCTGACATAAACGTAGAGACAGGCGTAGTAGTGGCCGTCGGCCTCGCGTTTAATGGTGACGTATGAAAGCAATCCATTGAAGCGCAGTTTCTGCATCATCTTGACATATCCGAAAGTAGGAATCAGCAGGTATTGGCGTTTCTTGCTCGGCTTACTGTCAGGGATGTCGGGATTAAAGTCTGAGAGAAAAGGTTGTTTCCTGTCAGAAGTTGCGACGTATGAGAATGAGCCGATGCCTTTTCGCTTATGGATTGTAGGAAACCAGCCTCGCTCTACAAACTTATCTATGGCTGCGCTAAAGGCTTTGAATCCTGAGTTGCGGGCATTGTGAGTAACCTTGCGAGAAAAGGTGTATTCGGTTTTGGAAAGTTCCGAGAACTGCGACGACAAGTCCGAGGTATAGACGACTTTTCCTTTTCCCCTTGCTTCAAGCCATTGACGAACAGCCCAGTTGTAGGTGAAACGTGAAATACCGATACATTTATCAATATAAGTTCGCTGTTTGTTGTTGAGCGACAAGCGCACTTTGTGACACACGCGGTTGGTCAGCTTTTCTTTCTTCAGCTGTTCGCGATCGGCTGTCTTTTCCCTCAGATTAGCGTTTCGGTTATCGGTTGTCTGACGGCTGATGATAGACAATATTTCGCGGTACTCGTCGGCATCAATCCTTTCAACATCATTGCCGTGTCGCTCAATGTATATCTTATGCACCTTCTGTTGCAGTTGCCTTGCCATGTCCTGACGACAGGCATGATCTATTTGTGCCTGCTGGTGTCCGCCATTCTTTTGTTTCTTCACTTGCTCGGCGCATCGCTGCTTACGTTCTTGCTTGGCAACAGTTTTCTGCTCGCACTTAATGATTTTGGATTTTTCTTTGACTTCTTTCTTTCTGTTCTTGATGGTTTCCTTCACCTCTTCCTGCGCGGCTATTCTAACCTTATTCATCTCGTCGTCTCGAAGCTGACCGCCATCAAAAGCCCGCTGACATAGCTCGTTTAATTCTATTACATAGTTACGATTATACTCATGCGTGAAGTTAAACATGGTTGATGCAGGCCATTTGTTTTCGGCCATGACCACCACCAGATTGCGGTAGAAGTCCATAAACTGCTTTGTCTCGACCTTATTGGGCTGCTTCTGTTTTTTCTTTAGGTAGATAATTCTAAATACATGCTGTTCCTTGACGAGAGGACACAAGGGCATGAGTCTATGCACCTCCAGCGCAAACCCAAGCCGCTCTTTTTGTAGTTGTGTGCCAATGTTGGTGATTGACAGCCCATGAGACAGCCGCTTTTCAAGAATGTCAAAGTATGATTCCATAATCCTTTCATTATATGAGATTCAACAATTCCTTTGCATCTGCTACTCTGAGAGCTTCTCTGCGGCGAATGGCATCCATGCGCTGCTGGTGCAGTCTGCGCTCCCTGCAAAGCGGGCACTCAGCAGGGTGAACATCGTCGTACAGGTCTGACGCCCGTTCAACGGCAAATGTCAACGAGTCGCGAGCACATGCCACAATGATAGGCTGGTCTTCGCCTTTATACTGCGAAGGCGAAAAGTCTATCGCGTCGCCCTGCATAAGCCATACCTTATTTCTGAACTGCTGTTCGTCCATTACGATCTTCTTGTTGCTCATAGTCTTCTGATTTTTACATTCTACTATATACTTTCTTATATTTCACGCCCATCTTTCTTGCACGCTGCTTGATAAGGCGGGCGTTGAGGAAGGGGTTCTGGTGGATCTCCTGGTGGCAGGCGGGACAGACCACCATGAGGTTGCGCATGTCGGCACCCAGCTCGGGGAAGTGGTCGATGGGCAGCACGTGGTGGATCTGCACCTTGCGACCCGACACCTTGCAGTGGCACAGCTGGCACTTGCCGCCCGCCTCGCGGTAGAGCCTGTGGCGCTTCTTCACCGCCTGCCTCCTGATGGCCTTCTTCTGCTGGCGGTACGGCGACCTGTATTTGTGCTTCGGTCCCGTCGGTCTCATGTCAACGTTGGTGAAGTAAAGGCGGAACCGCCACAGCTTCAGCTGCCACACCAGCCATCTGTGCTCCGTATGGAGTGCCCGCATGAGGCACTTCCATACGAATTGGGTACAGACGTACAGGTATTCGCGCAAAAGTCCTGGCCAGTTCATCACTTTATCATGTTCATTAATTCGCTGATGGTCTGCATGAGGCGGGCAATCTGGCTGTCCTTTGCGGCCAGCTGCGCCGTGAGCGCACTGACGATGCCGCTGCTGCAGACGCTGGTGTCGGTGTTGCCAACGATGTTGTTGCTACCGACGATACGGATAGTTCTTCGTCTGCTCATGCTCATAACAGTTTAGTGGTCAGACTTGCAATCACCAGCCCGGAGAGCATGGCGATGCGTGAAAGGTTCTCGACTACGGCGACGGGACTTGACGTGTCGATCGGCACCGATTTCACACCGTTTAAGGTGTAGGTCACTCTGAATTGCTTCATAACTGATTGAATTTGACAAAACATAAAAAGACCGCACTAAGCGCTGTCAGGCTTCAATCAGCGAATGCCCGGGTGCTTTCGCATGCTCAGTTAAGAGCGCCCACGCTGTGCGGTCAGTTACTTCTATGAGTGCCAAAGCACTCTCCCAAGATGATGATGGCATAGAAAAATGCCGCTTTTGACTGCGACATTTCCGCCGCTGATTGAATTTGACGCTGCAAAGATAAGCCAAATTTCCGAATTCCACAAGAAAATTAAGCCAAAAATGAAATATTTTCCTTGTTTTTAACTATTTTTTGCCGAAAAGTTATGGTTTTCTCAAAAAAATGGCTTAACTTTGCACAAAAATATTAGTATTATGGCATTAAACATTAAAGCAGCAATCAAGAAATACCACCTTACATCAAAAAAGGTGGCAGAGAATATGAACATTAGTCCCATTACATTATCATATCACGTCAACGGCAATCCGTCGGTGCAGGTGCTTTATAAGATAGCGGAGGGGATAGGTTGTCACGTCACGGAGTTGTTCGACCCGCCAACGGAAGAGGAAAAGGCTAATGGCGCAGTCCGTCAGGAGCAGCAGGGCGACAAAGTGGCCGTCTGTCCTCACTGCGGCAAGCCGCTCGTGGCCGAAATCACGTTCAAGTCGGCTGAGTGATATATAATATAAAGGTAGGCATTTGTTTAACCTTATAAATTTTTTGGCGATATGAAGAAAATGTTATTTGCACTAATGAGTGTGTTAATCTGCGGCCTGACGGCCTGCAGCAGTGATGACAGCAGTTCGGCAGGTAGCGCAGAAGGCTACTTCACCGGCAGCATGTATTCCACCAAGGAAGGGGATGTGTATTTCTACAGAAACGGATCGTTCCTGTTTGAAATGGACGAGGCAAAACTGTCGGGCGGCATGATGGGCGGCTTCGACGACTTTGTGGCTGTCGGGACATGGAATGCCGTAGGCGACGAACTCACCACCGTCTTACTGGCCAACAATATCGGTCAGTCGGCTGCGCGGAGAAACGTGCCTGAGAAAATCAGAATCGACGACAAAGGCATTCTGTGGAATGTGTCCACGGGAGAGCCCGTGATTTACAATACGGTATTCGGATTCACCGATCCGACTAATGCCGGAACCCACGACAACGGCGTCTGCGGCAGCTGGCGGACGGACTACTACCCAGAAGGGTTAGGCATCAGCGTGAAACCTAAATACTACGCCGACTTGGCAAGCGACGGCACTGCCACGCTGAGCGGAGAAGAGGGCAGCGGTCTGGAGGTGAAAACGAACTACACGGCATCGAGGGGAACAATCACGTTTGAGAAGTTCCTGAACGGCAAGCGGGAGTCGTTCTACTACGCCTTCACCAATAGAGGCGGCATGTTCTTCTTCGACATGAACACGGGCAGCTCGCTCTTCTGCTGGTATAAAAGGAAATAAGGCATGCAATCATAGCATGAGGCTTCAGGTCGGGTGGCAGCCGAAAGGGTGCTGCCCTTTTTTGTAGGGCTGCGAGCCCTACGGTTTCCCTGTCCTTTCTTCGGCGCGAAGAAAGAACGAAAGAAGCATCCACCTAACCTAAATCCTTCCCTATATGGAAGGACTTAACTGAAAATCGCAGAGACCGCCGATTTTCAGAGTTTTGGTATGGCTCACGGAGCCTTTGCCCTTACGGGTGAGCCATGATTTTTTGTCGGCTGGCGCACAGAAAAAGCCCGCCGCAGGCTCTCGAAGTCTTGCAGCGGGCTTTGGTTAGATTGACGATCCACAGAGAGGGAATGATATTAACCCTCCAGATTCTCGTCACCGTCGGTGTTGCCACCGTTGCCTCCGTCGCCGGGGGTGACGTCGTTGTTGTCCTCGTCATCGGGCGTCTCGGTGCCTTCTGCCTCGTCTTTGGCGGTGGCCCAGGCGAGGTCGGCTCCCTTGATGGCGGCGCTGATGCCACGGCTGCTGGAGTAGTTCACCTTGGGCTTCATCTCTGAGAGAGAAAGTTCCTCGGGGTCCTGCTTCCAGGGCGAGTTGACTGCGGGATAGATAGTGCCGAGTGGGCCGAGGTCAACGATGAAACCCTGCTTCAGCTCTTCGGCTACTCCCTCCAGCAGCAGTTCGGCAGCCAGTGAGGCTTCCTTCGGGTGGAGAGTCGTGTTCTTGGCCGATGAGCGGGCGATTTCGTCGAACGACTTCTTGCCGTTGGTGATCACGCGCCCGTAGTAGCCTGTCACGGTCGCACCCTCCAGCTTGCGCTTGAGGACGGTCTTCTTAATTTTCAGTCTGAGATCTGACATAATGTTGAAAAACCATTTTGTTAATACTTGCGAACTTCTGAGGCGTCGCGTTGCCTTTTTTGTAGTCATCGTCAGCAGACGGTTTTCGCATCGGGTACAAACAATCTCGGGATTGGGTACAAACAGTTTGCGAATTGTTTGCTAATGATTAAATCTTGACACATTCGCCGATTGTCGGGAAAATTTACCTTGCGGCCTTTTTTACCAGTCGGGGCGCTCGCCTTCGTCTATGCGCTTGTGCAGCGCGGCGCGGATCTGCTCGGCGATGGCATCGGCAGCGCGGTGCAGGGCATCGGTCTGGTCTTTCGACGCTTCCGCATCGCCGCCCGTGGCCGCAAGGGACTTATTAGTGATGTCGCCCACGGCACTCACGGCCAGCTGTTGCGCCGCCGCCAGCACGTCGGTCGCCGTGGCCTCGTGGCGCGTCAGGATGCCGTCAATGTCGAGCATCATCATCTTTAGTCTTGTATCTTCCATACTGCAAAATTACTATCGGTCCTTCGCCGAAATGGGACTTGTTGGCCAAAGTAGTCCCATTTTGCCATCGGCTGATGCCTATATTTGCAATAGAAATCAAAAACGAAACGAGATTATGAGTCAACTGTCACAGAGTTATCTGGAGAAGGTGGTGGCGTGGACGCACGGCGGCGTGGCCATCGAGCGGATGAATATGACGCTGGAACAGAAGTTCAGGGCGCAGATGTGCCTGGAGTGCTACCGCGTGTTTATGAACAATCCGGCGACGCCGATACGCACCATCGTGAAGAATATCGCTGCGCGGGACTACAAGCAGCTGATGGACTGTGCCGACATGGGCAATCAGGCGAGCATTGAGATGGCACAGGCGCTGGGGGTGCATCGGCATCCCGAGACGGGGGCGATATCGCTCAGAAGCGAAACAAACATCTCAAATGATATCTGGCTCGTAAATCAATTATTAGCGCGGCTGAACACATCGAAGAAGCATATCCACCTGGCGATGGTAGAGGCAAACGTGGAGTGGCTGAGCGAATATGGCCGACAGACGGGCACGTGGCAGGCGGTGAAGGAGGCCAACCAGGAGATGTTCAAGCTGCACAACGACTTCAAGGACGACGACGACCCGCAGGAGCAGATGCCGAACACGAACATCAACATCACAGGTGACGTGTCAGTCGTGAAGAGCGACAGACAAAGCCTGCCGGATGCTGAAAAAGAAAGGCTGCGGAAAAAGTACGGATTAACAGAGCGGGAGTTGACGCAGGAGATGGAGGAAATCAACGGCGTATGGCAGTCCGTGGACGACGATGAAGAGAAGCCCGACATCTTCGACGAGAATATTTGAAACACAGAGACACAGAGATACAGAGTTTTTTTGAACACGGATTTCACGGATTAAACGGATTTTCTTATGGGCAGAAAAAAGAAAAATATTTTGAGCCCCTTGATAAGGGGCGGCTATAAAGCAGGGATATTATGACAAAAAAGAAAAAGAAACAGCAGGACTGGGACGACTGGGAGGATGCGCCCGACGTGAGCGACCTGCAGCCGGAGGTGGAGGTGGCGAAGGTGAGCCTCTCGGACTTCAAGATCGACGAGAAGGTGTCGGCTTTCATCAGTACCTACGCTCCCGCACCGCAGGGGATGGACGATACGAGCGAGTATGTGGAGACGTTCGACGACGCACGGCTGCGCTCTTACTTCAAGGCATACGTGTGCGGACTGGGCGACCCGCTGAAACTGTATATCGACGACCTGAAGATGAAAGGATTCCGTATGCAGGTCAGCGTGACGGGCAAGCCCTGCATCTTCGCCATCAGGAAGGCTTAGGCAGAAGAACAGATAAAGACACAGTAACAGACTAACATATTATTATGGCAGAGACGAGAGACGTATATTTGCATAAGGTGCAACAGCGGGTGTTCTATGCGATGGCCCGCCACATGCGCCTGCTCTGGGCACGTCGAACGGGCAAGACAGACGGCGGTATCGGTCCGCGAGTTTGGTCCACCAACAACAGTATGCCGCAGGGCATGGGCGTATTTCTCGGTTCGTCGCGCAAGCAGCTGTTCTCGCGCACCATCCCCGGCGTGATTGCCGCAATGGAGCGATTCTTCAAGTTTCAGGAGGGCGTGCATTTCGGATGGGGCAAGCCGCCAAAGAGCATCCCGAAGTGCATCATCCGTCCGAAGAGCTACGACAACTATATGTGGTTTGCCAATGGGGCGCTGATGGCGTCGGCCTCGCTGGCAGTGCTCGGCTCCGTGAACGGCATGACGCTGAACTACATCATCGCCGACGAGTGCAAGTTCCTGCCGAAAAAGAAGATCGACGAGGAAGTAATGCCCGCACTCTCAGGTATCGTGCATCCGATGGGGCATCCTGGCTTCGGCGACAGCAATCCGTTCTACAAATCGACTTTCTTCTGCAGCGACGCGAGTCTTAGCAATAAGGGCAACTGGCTGGCCAAGGAAGAAGACCTGATGGACACGGTGATTGAAGACGGGCCTTGCGACGGCATGTCGTACCGGCAGGTGCAGCAGGAACTCGACCAGTATGCCGACCGCGTGATGTACTTCAACGAACTGTTGCGCGACGCCAAGCGGGGCGGTCACAGGGTGCAGGTGGTGTCGGCTGACACGAAGGAGCGCATCCGCAGCATCGCCGCCGCCGTCGAAGCCCGCGAGGGAGGGTTCAGAATCATACCGCGACAATACTCCGTAGATACCAAGGGCACCATCGAGCGGCTGATATCCTATAAGCTCATCGACGAGCAGGACGCGGAACTGCTGTTCGACTATAAATATCTCATCACGCAGGATGAGCACTTCGAGATGATGGCCATCCGTGGGTCGAAGAAATACCAGAGGCACATCAACGACCTGCGCTGCAACTCGTTCTACTTCGTGCGGGCATCGTCGCTCGACAATATCGACATCCTTGGCGAGTCGTACATCAAGCAGATGAAGCTCTCGCTGCCGCCGCTCGTGTTTGCCACAAGTGTACTCAACATCAAACTCAAGAAGACAGGCGAGGGATTCTACTGCAACTTCGACCCAGACGTGCATACCTACATCGACGACGACTGCCCCGCCATCAACGACTCGTATAAAATTAAGCAGGGCAAGCAGCTGGTGGGCGGCACGGCCTACCCGACGGAATATGAGTCGCCTGACTTCGACTATCTGAGCGGCATCAAGGACTGCACGCTCGACGGCGACCTGAGAGACGACCTCGACCTGGAGATAGCGCTGGACTACAATAACCTGATAAACTGGGTCTGCATTGGACAGGTGTATAAGCGCAACGGCGTTGAGACCTTGAACGTGATCAATGCGATGTTCGTGAAGAACGGCGAGATGATTCAGGACCTGATACGCAACTTCTACCACTACTACGAGCCGCACTTCAAGAAGAACCGCAAGGTGAACTACTACTATTCGCACACGGCAAAGTTCAAACTGCACGGTATCTCGATGCTCGACATCAAGGACACGGTGATTCAGGAACTGCAGAAATACCACATCGAGGTGCGCCCCGTGGATATGCAGCAGGCGCCGAGCCACATGCAGAAATACAAGGACATCAACGAGGCTTTCGCGGGCTTCGGCTATCCTGCCATCGCACTGAACAAGCAGAATTGTGAGCCGTTGATCGCCGCCATCGAGAACTGCGACGTGAAGCTGTCGTATGGTCACAACGGCACGACGTTCAAGAAGGATAAGTCGGGTGAGAAACTTTCAGTAGATGCTCAGGACGCGACACCAGAGGAACTCCGTACCGACGGAACCGACGCCTTCGACGAGCTCTACATGGGCGTGAAGCACTTCCGCCAGGGCTATTCGTTGCTGATGACGCCCAACGGGCGGTAGGTTACTTAGGGAAGAACTCGTCCATACGTCCCTCACGGAGCAGCCACTTATAGACGGCAGGATAGCGGTCATGTAACTCCGTGCGGGACTTGCACTCAGCAATAGCCGCTGCCTTCTCCTCGTCGGTGTATTTTTTGCATTTCAAAGGGTAAAACTCATCAAGCCTTCCAGCCTTCAGTAGGGTATCGTAAGCCTTGCTATACTTCTTCTGCAACTCCTTGCGAGATTTACAAAGAGGTATTACTTCAAGGCTCTTCTCCAAGGTCCAAATCTTTTTCTTCGATACTACCTTGTTGGGATAATACTTTGTCAGCAGACCAGCATCTTTGATTAAGACATAAGCCTGATAGTATTTTGACGCAAGCTCGCGGCGCGACTTACACTCAGGCACAACGGCAATCGCACGTTCAAGCGTCCAAAATCCTTGCGGTTTCAAGTCGCGCTTCAACCCACAGCAATATTCATCAATTAGCCCGTGAGCAAGCATGTAACTGTAATATTGTGGAGATTTCTCGCGGAAATCATGCAAGTATTCATATTTTGACACCTCGCGTCGCAGACGGTTTGGGGTGTAGTAGGTGTGCTTTGGACTGCCAAGGCCGCCACCTCTCTTATTGAGCATCTTCCAACCGTCGTCTGCATATTGGCTGATGTATTGATCTTCCACTCTGCCTGCCACATCCATGTCAATCCATTCATCAGTAAGGATTTTGAACTCGAACGATGCCCCCGTCTCTTGAATGTGCTTACATACTGGCGACCGTTTCTTCTTGGAGAGGTGCTGCGAGAGACGGCTCTTGATATTATTGGTCAATCCGACATAGGCATAGCCGTCGGAGAAAGTGAACACATAGATTTTACGCTTCGTCCAGTTACCCTGCGGTTTCATGTGGCTGCATACCTCGTCGAGCCATCCGTGGGACTGAGCTGCGCCGTATGCACCAGGGTTGCCATTACAAAACCCCATGCGACTATCATATTTCAATGCTTCTTTGTGACATCTTTCCTTAATCCAATATCCTGAAGGAGTTCGGTATTCTTTCATGTGGGCACAAATCTTCTCAAATATGCCGCGTGACTTTGCCGTGTTATATGCGGCCATGTCGCCATGAAGAAAATCCTTCTTATAATCGTAGCCACTTGCAATCTCTGCCAATTCGTCGTCAGACAGCCTGCGGACGCGACGGGTCATGTGTCCGCAGAGCTTATCAAATAGCCCGCGCCGATGAATTACAACGTAAGCCGACGGCTCATTCTTGCGGAACTCGCACAAGTCATCATACCCTGACGCAATCTTGGCAAGGTCATCGTCTGAGAAAAGTTTTCTTTTTGCCATACTTCAAAAACAAAAGACTGCACTACGCGCTGTTCAGGTCGCATAATGCAACAACCTTGGGGTGGTTGTCCCATACCCCGCACGGTGCAGTCTTGTATTTCTGATTATACATTATGTAATTATTTGAACGGTGCAAAGATAAGAAGAATATTTTGGATGTGCAAGGATGTGGCTTTTTATTTTATAAATTTAACGATTATCTGTCAAGATAGTCCCATTTCGTCGAAAGGTCGGTATTACCTTTGCGGAAAACAAAGGCGATATGAAACTGATTCATTTAGACTTGAAAGTGCCGAAGGGTTGGGCGCAGTGCTCGACACGGGAGCTGGAGATGATTGCCGAGGAGATGATCCGCAGTCAGATGATGGCCAGCCTGTCGCGGTTCCATCCCTTCGACTGGACCGAAATCAAGACGCGGCTGTTCTTCCGCTTCAGCGGAGTGGAAATCGTCACAATGGGGTCTGACCCTGATGTGCTATCTTCGACGGTATCAGCGGGGTCTGACCCCAGTGTGATGATGTCGCCGAGCGACAAGGACACAGATAGGGACAGTCCCCGTAGTGCCATCACAGATAGCACAGAGGGGACAGTCCCCACAGTGTCCTTCGTCTGCCGCCACCCGTCGCTCGGCAAGGAGACGTTCGAGTTGCAGACCTGGCAGGTGCATTCGTTCATGGAGCAGCTGGCGTGGCTCGACGCGACCGACGGCAAGGGCCGTGCGCTGCCGATGCCGAAACTGATGTGGCCGTACCCGACGAGACTGCGCCGCTGGTGGCCGCTGTGGAAGCGCGACTACTATGCGCCAGGCGAACTGATGGACGGCATGACGTGGCAGACCTACCGCTGGATCAACGACTGGATGGAGGCGTACACGAACACGGCGAATGCGCTGGTGGCGGAGCGGGAGAAACCACGACCGAATGTCGGAAAGCGGTCGCGGTTCGGTCGCATCTGCGGTCGGCTCATCACACTGGGGTCAGGCACTTCTGTGACATCTGCGACATCACAGCAAATGCCAGACCCCATTGTGACACTTGCCAGTCAGGAGCGCGATATCCGACAGACGGTGCTGTCGCTGGTGTTCGGCTGTCCGAAGTGGCGCATCCGCCTCGCCCGCATCTCGGAGGTTGAATGGCAGGTCATCATGTTCTGGTGGTCGAGCATGATGCAGTACCTGAAAGAACAATATCCGAAGTGCTTCAAGTCCTCCGACAAGAAGCCGCGCAGCCGCTCGAAATCGACACCGCTGCCCATCGAACTCTACACTCGCTCGATGGCCACTTTACAGAAATACCTCGGCGGACTGACCGAGGATGAGATCAACAGCCAGACCGCCCACGCCATCCTGCGCCACCTGAACGACATGGCGGTAGAAGCGGAGGAGATGGAGAAGATCCGAAGGAAGCATAAGTAAGGAAGTCGCTGACGCGAAAAATTTATCTTAAAATTAAAAAGTTAAAATTCATCAGAATAATTATAAGAACATAATTCTAAGAATAATTTTTGCCCACAGGGCACTTAAAAACAACAGATTTATGAGCATTTTCACGTATTTTTCAAAGAAGCGCCGCGAGCAGCGCAAGAAGCTGAAGGAACTGAAACAGTTCAGCAGCACGTTCTCCACCCTCGACCGCCTCGAACAGTCGGGCTTGCTCGTCTGGGACCAGAAACAGCGCCGACTTTTCATCAGTCAGTCGTTGGCTGTGCTGATGATGAAGGATGCCGAGAGTTGGGTCAACTTCGTCACCAACGTCTATCAGTGGCTCTACTACCAGCAGGCGCAGGAGGCATGGAACGCCCACTTTCTCAAAGAAGAACTCGCCGCCGTGCGCAAAGCCGCCGCAGGCTTCTCCCCCGAAGTTAGGGGGAGCCAGAGGGGGTCTGAACAAGCGCATTTGTCGAGAGCCGACATCGAGCGCATCCGCCTTGCCGCCCGCCAACAAGTAGCCGAGAGCGACATTGAACCGCCGAAGGTCGAACCCTTCGAGTTCTTCATCGTCCAGGACACCACCGACGCCGCCGCCAAACTCATCGCCGTGGGGTGGTTCGACCCCGAGACCAACGATATGGAACTGGCGCCTTGGAGCGAGGTGGAGCCGCTACTGAAAAAGGGTGGAGACAATTAGTCGCCACCCTTTCTCTTTATACCTTTATATATATTATATAGCCGCCTTACTTATACTTGCTGACGAACTTCAGCCCCGACTGCACCTCGTCGATGAGCCCGCCGGTGCCGTACTTCTGAATCTTCGCGGGGATGCCGTTCTTCTGCAACTGCAGGACGGTGGCCGAGAGGGCGGCGACGGTCTGCGACAGCGAGTCGAGCGTCTGGCGCATCTCGGGGCTGTCCTCGCTGCCCTGCTGCCCTTGCTGCGGCGCAGGCAACTGCCCCGCAAAGGCCGTCGCCATGTCACTGATGTTACCCTCGTCGAACGTCCGCACCTTGCGCGTCGTGATGCCACGGTCTATCAGCGCCAGGTCTCGCAACAAATCGGGACGGTTCATCTGAATGGCCCTTGTCGTCTTGCGCCCGATCACAATCTCAGGCCCGCGCTCACCGACGAGCGCCTGCTGACCGTTCACCCGCGTCGCAATCGGCTCCGTCACCATCGACACACCCTCCGGCAACGACCGCTGCTCGCGAGCCCGATACACCCGTCCGTCATCGCCCACGACCGTCTGCACGTTTCCTTCATCGTAAGTCAGCATGCCGCTCGCCAGCTTCACTTTCGGTTTCGCAGCAGTGGCAGAATTGTTATTACGATTTGTGGATAGAGCCGCTTGGAGCAATCCCATGAGCAAGGCACTGATAACAGCCACAAGCGGAATACCCCACCAACCGAGCTGTCCGATGGTCTTGGCCGAACCAGCGGCAATACCCATTGGAATCTCCGTAGCGACATGTGCGGCTTCCTCAGCCTCGCTGGCACGGTTGATACTCTGCTGCATAATCAGATTCTGCAGATACTGCGCACCCATCTCAATCATGGCCTCGCCCACGGCCAGAGCCATATTCTTCCACAACTCTTCCCAAGTGGCTTCTTCACTCTTCATGTTGAATATCATGTCGCCAATCTTGCGACCTGCGGCCTGCGTGAAGTCGGTGACGGGCTTGACGAAGTTCTTGATGGAATCTACGCGCTTCTGCATCTGCTGGGCTACCTGAGATGTCAGATTGTAGGTCTCGTTGATAAGCGCCGTCTCGCGCTCTTTCATCAGTTCCTCCAGTCCTGACCGCTGTTGCTTCAGCGTCATCTTGGCATCTTCTATCTCCTGCTCAGTGGCTCCGTTGCGCTGCATTTCCTCTATGCGCAGACGGTCGAGTTCCATCTGTGCTTCGAGATTACGTTTGGCATCATCGTATTCCACCTTTCGCCAATGGATGCGGTTTTGTATGCGCAGGATTTCAGGATCGTCGGCAATCTTATCAAGTCCGAGTTGTTCAGGAATAGTCTGCCCGATACCCGCATCCTTTAAGATACCTTGACGCTCCAACGACTTGTCGGTCTGCTCTTCCTGATCACGGTAGCCAGCCAACTGGAATCGCTGGTCTTGCAGTTTCTTTTCGCGTTCATAGGCTTTCTTCGTGGCCTCGGTGTAGTCGTCGCTGGCCTGAACGAGCGAGAGATAGAATGCCTGAATCTCCGACTTGTATTTCTCAGTATTGTGCAACCACTTGTCGAAATCCTCTTTGAAGGCATCTGCCCACGATTCAAACTTAAACTCCATGCCGTTGGCACCCATGCTGACGGTGGCATTGGTCAGTTCGCGCAGCCAGTCGTTGAGTTCCTTGCTGTCGTTGTAGTTCACGGCCATCGACTTGCCACCTCCGGCGATAAACCTGGTGGCGGCGGTCTCCAGTCCCTGTCGGCGCTGCTGCTGTACCTGCTCTGCGGTTGGCGGTGCCTGATAGCCAGCCTTCAGTGCCTCGTCCGGGTTCTCCGTAGCCTGACGGATGCGGTTGGCAGCGGCCACGGCACTGTCAGTAAGCAGCCCCAACTGGGCGAGGCGGTTGTCGAAAGCGTCCATCGCCTGCTGCAAGAAGTCGTACTGCTTCAGCATCTTCTCCACCTCCTTGGCGGTCTTGTTGCGGATTTCCTGCACCTTGCGGCGGTTGCCGGCGGCGTTCTTGTCGAGTCCGTCCTTCAGCGACGAGGTGGTGATGCCGTACTTGCCGCCAGCTGCGTCGATCTTTGCGAGTTTGTTGCTGATGGCGGACATCGAAACGTCCAATATCTGCTGGAAGAGCTCTTGCGACCACTCGCCCGTGTCGAACATCATCACGCGCAGGCTCTCCTTGGTCTGCTCCCACGTCTGGGTGTCGCGCCCACTGATAGCCAGTCGGGCGTTGGCCAGCGCCTCGTTCTTCGCGGCCTCCAGTTCGCGGTTCACCATCTCCGCCTGCTGCTGCGTCCACTTCCCGTCGGCGGCGAATCCCGTCACCACCGTCTCCTGCAGCCGGTACCACTCCTCAATCTTCGCGATGATGGCATCCGACTCCTGCTTCGCGTCCTGCAAGTCCTTGCGAATCGCCTGCTTGTGATCTTGCGCCGCCTTGCGTGCAGCACGCTCAGCCGCTTTATCAGGAGCATCGAGTAGCGGATCCATCACTTCTTTCTCACCTTGCTTGGCGAGGGTCTCATTAATCAAGTCTTGCTCGGGCTTCCATTTTTCATTCACGCGGTTTAGAGCCGTATTGGCAGAATACGACTGGGTGGCATAGCGGAGAGCACGCCACAAATTCTGACCGTTAAGCTGACGGAAGATATCACCATTCTCTGTGGTTACACCTTTTATATCTTTATAGGTGCCGCTGGCACTCTGTTTCAAGGCATTCTCCACTATCTCGTCGGACAGGTGGAAGGCTTTTGCGTTAAGCTGCTTGGCGAGGTCTTTGATAGATGTACCCTTGGCAAGTGCATCGTTGACAACGCCCGTCAGCCATGCGCCGTTATATTGGCTCTGCCCCATGTATTTGTTGTATTCCTCGCGGCGCTGTGCTGCCCATCCCTCACGGGGTGCCACCTGATTGCTGATGTCCTCTTCCTTCATCTGGAGGGCAATCTTTGCACGCAGGGCTTTCGTCACCTCGTTATAGGCTTTGGCAATGGCATAGGCACTGCTCTCCTCGGTTATCATCTGTGAGAGGTACTGACCGTACTGCTGCTTAAAGTTACGGATGGCTGCTGCACGCTCCTTAGTGCCTTTCTCAGCTGCGAGGATAGCATCACGGAATCTGCCTGCTTCGGATGCCGCAGCACCGAAGGCCACATTCAGGTCGCCGAGGTCGCGCTTGAATCCAGGCATAGCCCCCCGCGCCTCGTCCATCTTGTCCTTGGCTGCTGCAAGGGAGAATACGAACTGTCCCAGTACACCGATGGCCGTAACCACCCAACCTACCCAGTTGGTCTTCATCATCAGTCCGAGACCTCTGAGCGACAGCATGGTGCGGATAGTCATTCCTTCGACAGCGAACAGCGAATTGTAGAGCATCATCAGTCCCTTGATACCACTGAAGGCTGCAAGGCTTGTCAGCAGTCCTGGCAGAATGGATATAAATACCTTGAGGACACTAACAAGTCCTTCGAGCAGGAATTTGGCGGAGGTCATCACCGACTCAGACTGCGTGAGCTGTACGGTCATATCATACCACGCCTTTGTAAGCGATTTGACGACATTGACACCCTCGGGGTTGACAAACGCCTTGGTCCACATGTTAGCGGCTCGCTCAGAGTAGGCTTCGGCTGTCTCCATCTGGATAGCGTATTCCTGACCTACCGCTGTTCCCTCGGCAAAAGCGTCGCGGGCAGTCTCAAGGTGCTCTTTCAGCATATCCACACGGTTTGACATCGTGGCCATCACAGCCACCAGTCGGGCACCGTCGGAACCGAGGTCTTTGAACACACCAGACTGCATCAGAGCATTCATGCCGCCTTTCTCACGCATCTTGTCGAATATCAGCACCAGCGCATCGGTCATCTTGCCTGCCTGATACATCTGACTGATAGTGCCTGGCTCAATATGGAGTGCATTCTCTATCAGGTTGGGCTGCTTCTGTACGGAGGTAATCAACTTATTGAAGGCTGTAGCTGCCACCTCGGGCATCAAAGCCATTGAGTCGGCGGCGGAGCCAATGGCCAACAGCTCGTCAGCGGTAATTCCCGCCTGATTAGCAAGTCCCATCAGTCGTTTTGAGAACTCCACGATGTTCGTACCCGTGGCGGTAGAGGTGGATGCAAGTTTGAAGATAGCCGAGCCGACGGAGTTCATGGCTTTCTCGACACCGAGTTTCGGTATCAGTCCCATCACCTCCACCATCTTCGACAGGGCGGTCATGGCATCTGCCCCCATATCTTCTGAGAGTGCATTTTGAACGACCACGGCACTTTTTACAAATCCCTCAAGCGCATCGGTTCCAAGAGTTCCGAAGCCAAGTTTTGCACCTGTATAGGCCAGTTCGTTCAGCTGTTGCACACTGGAGCGGGTATCAATCTTTGCAAGGTTTGTGGCCAGTGCGTTGATGGAATCCATCGGCAAATTGCTGACCTTACGGATATTCGCAAGTTGATCGCTAAATTCTTTGTTGAGCTTTACGATTTCCGACAGTTTTTCTTTGGTTCGATTGAACATGGCAAACACGCCCGCATAGGCCACGAGGTTCTTCATCGTGGTCTTTAAAGAGCCGCCAAAAGACATAAAACTCTTCGACGCACCTTTGCCCGCACCCTCGATGGCAGAAATCTGCGCCTTGATCTTCTCAAGGTTGTCGCGCCACTGCTTCGATGCCTGCTTCTCGCGACCTGTGAAGTTGCCGAGTTCCTTGGTCAGTTCACGGTAGCGGCGCTTCAGTTCTTTCAGACGGATATCCTTCAGGTTATCCATCGTCTTGTTCATCAGCGTCTGCGAATCTACCATACGCTTGAGCGACTGCTGGGCATCCTTGATGTCGCGGTTCAGTTTCTTGAAGGTCGCGGTCTCCTTGCCGTCGACAGTCAGGTGCAGACCTTCCTTCATCATCATCTGTTTTGTCTTCTGAAGTTTCTTTAGCAGATTATTGATGTCCTCAATGTCGTTCTTGGCCGCCTGTGCGTTGGTAGTCACGTTGATTTTGGCTTGTGCCGTATCTCCTCTTGCCATAGTTCTTGCGTTGTTTTATTGTTTCTTTCGTCAAAGGTAATGAAGTGTTTGTACTAATTTGGGACATAGGTTGTTTTCGCATGTCCCATTTTGGAGAAAAAAGGTTTTATCTTTGCGCTATGAACATTTAAACGAAACGGATATGGCAAAGAAAATCGACCCTGTAATCACGCCGCCGATGGAATTACGGCGCGTCATCACGCAGTTTCATAAAGACACACTCGAAATGCTGGAGATAGGCGCTGCCACACAGCACGTGTTCCCCGTCGAGGTGTACCCTGGCTATAAGAAAGTAAATGCAATGCGCAAGCGTCAGGGCGGCTGGTACTCCACAGGTCGCGGTGTGCGGTCGTTCAAGGGTTTCATCAAGGCTGCAGATGAGATTGATAATATCTATCTTACTTACAGTTTTAACCGATATATGCGGTTTGCGGAATTAGGAGTTGGTAGCGGCGTGACTGCAGAAGCCGTTGAGCGTTCAAAGAATGCCCACTTCGACCAGCGGTATATCAGTAGTTGGGATCGCTCAGCCGGGCGAAGTCACAGACCTTTCATCCGTAGAGAGGTTAACCACCTTTGCAGTAGGATTTCCAATTATTTATGTATGGCTTACGGCGAACAGATTAAGGTGGCTGTTACAGAGGGTCTGACAGTGGACCTCGACGTGCAGAACGCTATGCGGATGTTTGAAGGAAAATAGGAAAGAAAGTTTTTTCATTGGTTACTATACACGAAAAAGGAGAGGCTACCTTGCGGCGGTCTCTCCTTTTTATATATTATCCGTTGGATTTTAGTCCTTTCTTGGCAAAAGCCTTTTCACGGCACTGAGGACATTTTACCTTCCTGTTGGATATTTCTATTAACCGCTGCGTCCATTCGTGGCCGCAGTCTGGACAATGCCATGAGAACGCAAGATGGCTGAACGGCGTCACCATATCAGGCGTTACGGGCAGATTGGCTTCCTTATCCCAATACTTTAATAGTTCGGGCTTCTTATCGGCCAAAGAGCCGTCCTTGGCGACGGGATTCACCCTTGCGTAGATTTCAGGTGTATCGCGCTCAATGTTGATGTCGATAGGCGGTAGCACGCCGAGCAAGCTGCATACCTGGTTAATCAGCCACACATAGTCGGTGTTGCGCCGCTGGGCGTAGATATGATTACCCTCGACCTTGTTTATCTTCTCAGACTCCTTCACCCTGATGATACGCCATCCGCGCTTCTTGCAGTATTTGTCTTTGCGGGCGTCGCGATTGGCGGTGTCAGCCTTTGCATGCCAGAACATTCCGTCGTACTCCACAACGGTCTTGAATGGATCAATGAATATATCAAAATTAAAACCACCCTGCTTAAAGTGCTGATTGACTTCTACCACCTTCGACAGGTAGAAAGCGATAGCCTGCTCGGTGAATGATGTGCGGAGCGATGTACGGCAGGTAGGACAGCCTGCATGACGCTTGACACGCTCACTCGGGCTTGTCTGAAAGACATGTCCGTACTTACATTGCCAATAGAAATTGTCTCCACAACCGGAGGTGATGTCATAAGGGGTCACGTCACCGTTGAGTGTTGGGTGCCACTCTTTTGCCAAGAGCGGATGTTGGTCGCCAAAAGAACCTTTGCGCTTGACTTCACTTTCCCGATGTTTTTTTCCGCCTTCTATGGAGGCGCACTTCTTGCATAGTTTTGCTTCGTATTTATGCTTAGGCGTATTAAAATCAGACTTACCGCAGCGAGGGCATTTCCACCAATACATATCGCTGCTAAACGCCAATACCTTATCAGGGCTAATGTCGTTCTTGTCATAATCCCATTGAGCCAACATGTTAGGGCGGTCTGAAACCTTTTCACTCTTTTCCATTCTGGTGGCGGCACGTGATGTCATTCTGATTTTCATGGCACAATCATCGCAAACATGAGTGCTTGCATATTGGTTGCTGGCCGTCCGTCTGTAAGACTGACCGCATTCGGGACACTTCCACCAGTAATAACCATTGTTCCTATAAGAGATAGTTTTTGGGTCTTCCGTATTGCGCTCGTAATCCCAGCATTTAGACTGGATAGGGTCATCAGCAATACTGTGCGATTTTGCAAGTTTTGCGGTCTTGTTGTTTTCTGTGCGATGTTTTAGACCACATGTCCGACAGAGTTGTGTTTCGTGCTCATGGTTAGCACCGCGCTGAAAACTCTCACCGCATTCGGCGCATATCCACCAGAATTTCTTATTGCACTTGCTGGCCACCTCGGATGGCGGCATGGGGTTCTTATCGTAGTCCCATTGGTTCAGCAGCAGCGGCACGTCGGCTACGGTCAGTGTCTTTGAAAGGTGAGTCTTTTGTCCATTTGCGATCCCTTTTTTAGATCCGCATTTGCGGCACAACTGCGACTTCTGCTCGTTTCCGGCAGACCTTTCATGGGGACGACCGCACTGAGCGCATATCCACCAATATTTCTTTGTGCTTTTATATGTAATATCTGATGGGCTGACGGTATTCCGCTCGTAATCCCAATATTTGATAAGAACGGGATCATCGGCTACACTGTGAGTCTTTGCAATCCTCGACTTATAACCATTAGAGACACCTTTCCTTTGGCCACACTTGCGGCAGAGAGGCGACTTGTGCTGACTCTGCGCCACTTTCTCATGCGGCTGATGGCACTCAGGGCATATCCACCAGAACTTCTTGCCGCTCTTGCTCGCCACAGTGGCGGGGTCGGCGGTGTTATGCTCATAGTCCCAATATTGGGCAATGGCACTATCCTTGACTGATACGAACTTCATAATCTCTGCGGTTTTAAATTCTGCTGTATCTGCTCGGTGAGTAGTACGGCGCGTGGTAGTTGGTTCTCACTGCGGCCTTGCGGCGGTGGCGCGGCACGACGGCCTTAGAGAGCAGTGCCATCAGCTCCTGCATCTCGGGATCAATGTCGGAGCGGTTCATAAGGCAGCGTCGTTAGGGTTAATCACTTGCGGGGCTGTCAGGCGGCTGAGCACCCTGCGGATGGACTGGCGGCGACGGGCTATCTCCATGAAGATAGGGTAGGTCGCGCGGACGTTGGTAGTTGTTGTTTGCATTTGAATTTAGACAAAATAAACTGCACTACGCGCTGTCAAGGCTCAAATGCGCTGATGCCTTCGGGGTGTTATCCAGTGACCCGACGCGGTGCAGTTCTGTTTATATATATGAGTCTCCCGACTCCTTCCATTAAGGGCACAAAAAATGCCGCTCGTCGCGGCTTCGTTTGTTTCTTCTGTGCCGCGCATTTGAATTTAGACGTTGCAAAGATAGGCATTATATCTGAAACTTGCAAGCATCGGGCACACCTTTTATAATATATTAAGAAAAATCGTGTGCGGCGGGCCTCGCGGCTGGTCGCACACTTGCTTATGTCAAAGCTAATACACTTGTGTGGTTATTCGTCGTAATCTTCGTCGTTGACGCAGAGGGGGCGGGGGTCGATGCCGTAGAACTCGATGCCCATGAGCCACCAGCCGTTGAGGTGCATGGGGGTGGTCCAGAAGGCGGTCTTGTTGATGCGCAGTCCGCGCAGTCCCTCGCGAGTCTCGCGGTCGGCGAGTGAGAAGAAGGGGTTCGACAGGTCGGTGCGCCCGTTGTTGGCCCACGACTGCAGACGGGCGAGCCAGGCTATCAGCGCGGCGGTCATCTTCATCAGGTCGCGCTTGCAGTCGGCGGCCCCGAGTTCATCGACCACGTTGTTGGGCGCTCCCTTCTGCTTCACGGCGAGGTAGATGCCCCAGAAGCGGTCGAGGCGGTTCACGTTGTCGCTGTTCACCTGTCCATCTTCTGCCATGCGGAACAGCAGGCAGGGCTTGTCAATCAGGTTCATATTGCGGCTCCACTCGCTCTGCAGGTCGATTTCCTGGATGCGGAAGAAGCGCTTGTCCTTCGACTTGGCGGCGGGGTCGTGCTTGATGCGCTTGTACTTCGTCGCCCAATACTCCAAAACATTGTCAAATTCAAACATAATCGTATCTGTTTTTCGGCAAAGATACAGCCGCGCCGATGCCGAAATGGGACATACCCCCTCGCGGACACAAAAAAAGACCGCCACGACGGGCGGTCTATACCTTTTATATATATTATATCGACAATCAAGGGGACACGCTGCGCTCGCATCAGGGAGCCAGTTCCCGTTGATTGTTAATTAATCGTAAAGTTAGAATAATAAGTGCTATATTTGTTTGCGGGTTAGAAGAATATATACTACCTTTGCAGCCGTAAGTAAGTAAACTAATTCAAGGAGATATGAGCAAGACTTTGAAGATTCTGTCCCGACCGCAGGGGAATGCGGAGGAGTATGGCAAGTGGAGTGTGAACCCGTACATCGGATGCAGTCACGGCTGCCTGTACTGCTACCTGAAGAAAGGCCCGTCGGGGGCTTATCTCGGACAGGACAAGCCCGTGCTGAAGAAGGGTGTGGTGAGCGACGAGCACGCCTACCACCTGGCGATGGCGGAGATTATCGAGCACCGCGAAGAAATCATCCGCGACGGTGGATTGTTTATGACGTTCACGTCAGATCCGTGTGCAAAAGAGACGAGAAAATTGTTCTTCCGCATCGTTGGCGACTGTATCGGACATGGACAGACTCCGAAGGAAAAGGTCGTGCCATGCACATTGCTGACGAAATGCGCCGATTTCTGTGGATATGATTTTAACCTCGTTGATAGTGCCGATAAGATGGAGCGCATAGACGCATGGATTACCCATATCGCACTGTTTAACACAAGCCTGCTACGCGACCGCCTTGCCATCGGCTTCACACTGACTGGACATGACGAGTTGGAACCAAACGCCTCGACCAACGAAGAACGTATCAAGGCGATGCACTATCTCTCGGATCGAGGCTACAACGTCTGGGCCAGCACCGAGCCGGTCATCGACTTCCCGTCGGCACTGGCGATGGTGTATCAGGCACTGAACGCGGGCTGTCAGCACTTCAAAATCGGACTGCTGACGAGCAACACTCGTGTGGTGCGCAAGGACTTCGAGTTTGGCGAGCATCAGTTTAAGGCATACGATGTGATTGACTGTATGCACTTTATCGAGGATGTGATGCGTGTGACCAGTGGCAAGGCAACGGTGTACTGGAAACAGTCTGTCCGCGACCTGCTCGGCACCGTCTATTCACCAGCAGCCGTTGACGAACTGCTCGACTGGCCGCACTCGGTGGATAAACACTGGAACATGTTCAAATAACGACAACGATATGACAAACAAGAAACTGAAAGATTTGAGGAAGGGCGACGCGATGTGGTTCTGGCACTTCACGGACACCACGCCCATCTGCGTCGAGAGTGCGAAGCGGGACGGCGACCTGATGCGCGTCACAGTCAGGTGGGACGATTCCGTCTATGACTGCTTCGGCCCCGCACTCGGCTTCACCTGCGTCGGCTACTGCCGCATGAGGCGCGAGGACATCATGTTCACGTGCTCCTACTTCCTGTCCTACGAGAACGGACGGCGCCTGCAGCGCATCAGGGACCTCGTGCCGCGACTGAACGAAGTCATCACAAAAATCCAGGAGATATGATTTTAGGAAGTCACAATAGCTGGAGCTACCTGCCGCCGGCACGAAGAAGGACATCCTGCTGATAGATTTCGTGGATATTAAATAACATACGGCTATGGCAACGAAATTCGCAGGCAAGGTTGCGAGTAAGCGAGAGCAGGGCAAAGCTGGCATTGATCATGCCGAGCGTGAGCAAGTTCGCCGAGGTTTCCTCGGCAACGGACTGAGCCGCACGGCGATGGTATTTAAGATTGCGACGTTGGCAGGACACAAGCTGACGGTGCCCGAAATGAACCGCATCAAGGACATCAACCCCCGCAGCCTTGAGCGCGTCTATGACGAAGTTCTCAAAATGGGGGGGGGTAAATAATGCCCTCTTCGCACTGAAACTGATACTTAAATAAAAGGATATGGATAACTCAGACAAGACAGCAAACAACACTTTCGACGGGCCGTTCGGACAGGTCTGTGCTTACGCCTGCCCGCCAGTCGATTTCAAACCAGAGCCGCTGATTCCTGCGACAACCATCATCACGACACCGCAGGAGAATGCGGAGCGGGAGATCCCCATCCCAGACGGCTTCGAGGCCGTCATCGAGGACGGCAAGGTGCGCATCGTCAGGAAGAAGGTGGAACTGACCGAGTTCGAGCGGCTCTTCATCAAGGAAGCCGCAGAAATCTTCGGCGCCGTGACGCCGAAGGACGAGACGGCTGTCAGAGAGTCGTGCGCAAGACTGATGGAAGTAGCCCGCAAGTCAATACTCGGAGAGGACGAGGGCATAATCGGCAACGAGGATTACGCCCGTGGCTTCCAGCAGGCGAAGTTCCATTACTTTGACGCTTTTCGTGACGAGGACTTTGAAGCGTTCCTGTGCAAGAAAATCAAGGAATGGCAGAAAAGTGGCGACGACCCCAGCGAATATCCGCGCAGCCTGATGACGGATGCACTGAGTCTGCTGGCCATCGCCAGGCAGGAACTCATTTTGGAACTCGAAAGACGGGAGGACTGACGATGGCAAAGATCGAGAAATTCAATGGCGATTGCAAGGTTTTGCAGGACCTGTTGCGCAGGTTCGTCGAGTTACAAGGCGGAGAAGTACAGGAGCTGCCGAATAATACTATATCCTACGACATGGCTCTTGACACCACGCTCACACTCTATGCGGAGCCTTGGAATATGGACGGAAACGTTTATTACGGCTTTATCGGCTATAAGGTGCGCAAAAAGGATGACGCATATATCGACGCGAGTAACGTGCAGTATCTCTACGAAGAGTTGAATAATGCAATCAAACATCACACGGGGTCTGACCCTTTGTAAGAAACAAAAGGCTATGGCAATACAACATTACGACTATCCGAACGCGAAGAGCGTGGTGATTTGCGGCGATATTCACGGCGAGTTTGAGAATCTGGTGTATCAGTGCTGCGTGCGGTACAAGATGCGCGACACGCTGATCATCGTGGCGGGCGACTGCGGCTTCGGATTTGATATGCGATTTTCTACATTAGAGGGGCTGACGGCATTGATAAGGAGACTTGTGATTACTAACAACTGGTTGGTGTTCGTTCGCGGCAACCACGATGATCCAGCTTATTTCAATGGAGAACATCTGGCTGGTATGGGACGTTGGAGGCTTGTGCCAGACTACTCGGTACTGACGGCCTGCGGGCATCAGATTCTCTGCGTGGGCGGAGCGGTGAGCGTCGACCGCGACCAGCGCACGGCTGGCAAGGACTGGTGGGAGGATGAGAAGCCCGTGTTCATACCAGAGAGACTTTCGGCTATACTCGGCGATGGATATCGCATCGACACCGTGGTAACACACACAGCCCCGTCGTTCTGCGAGTTTACCATGCCACCCGGAGTCGTTGACAGCGAGGAGCTTCTTGCCGACATGCAGGAGGAACGGCGCGTGATGGACGGGCTACAGGATTGTCTGCGTCACGACGGACACCCACTGCGCCGCTGGTTCTACGGTCACTTCCACCACTCATGGAATGCCGAGATTGATGGCATCATCTACACGATGCTCGGGATTATGGAAATGAAGGAATTGAGATAATAATAGCGAATATGGAAATAGTAAAATATCTGTGTGAGTTCTTTTTCACGGATTTCTGGCACTGGCTCGGCGGGCTGATATTCCTCGTGGTCATCGTGGATGGTATCTTCGTGAACATTTTCCGTATCATCATGGCCTCCGTCGTGCGGACAAAGAAACTGCCGGAGCGCGACCCTATGGAAATGCCGCCCGTTGCGCCAGAAGGCACGATATGGCCTCGCGACGGCAAGCATTACATCTTCGTCAAGGGTACGTGGATCCAGTTCGACGGGATGATAAAGGAGAAAGAGAATAATTTGAACAACAAAGAATTATGAAGATAGAAGACAGGAGGGCTGAACAAATCAACCCAATCAATCCAAAGGATTATCACTACGACGAGGAGGAAATATCGGAGCGGGTGAGGCAGAACCTGAAGCAGCACAAGCCGTACCAGAAGTTGTATGAGCAGTACCGGCGGCTCGACCCGAGGCGGGACTTCGTGAAGCGCAACCTCGTGCAGACGCAGATGCGAAAGATTGAGGAGGACGAAATGCACCGGCTCATCGCGCTCGAAGAGAAACGGCAGATGGACGTGAACAATATCGCCGAGATGCTGCGGGGGCTGAACCCCGACGACCACCGACGCTATCAGGAACTGATGGCTGGTCTGGCGATGGCCGTGGACCTGCTTGATTATACGTTCACCGACATCAACGGCCTGCTCTACCGCAACGGCATCGGCGTGCAGATGTTCCAGTTCCCCGAGGTGGCGGCAGCAAGGAAGATGCTCAGCGACTTGGCCGACATGGAACAGGAGAAGATGCCAGAGTACAAGCGCACGGAGTACGTGGCCGAGAGCGACCGTCTGTGGGAGCACCTAAAGGAGCGCACCGCCGTGTATGTCCGCAAAATCGACCGCATCGAAGCGAAACATCCTGAACTGGTAAAAGAATAGACTATGGACCTGACGGAGGAACAGGAACGGATGCTGCGGGAGGCGGCGGCGGAGAACGAGGCGAAGGCGGCGAAAAGGAAAGACCGCACGGCGCTGCTGGCTGACGTGATCAAGGCGCAGCGGAAGAGAGGCTTCCGTGGTGACAGGAAGATACGCTGGCAGCTCGACAGCGACGCAGAGACCGCCCGCGACATGGCTGCCGACCTGCTGATGCGCGGACTGGCGTATGTCATCGGGCCGACGGTGCAGTGGCTGCCGGAGTACGACGACGTGGCGGCGTGGCTGGCCGACAACCAGGGCAAAGGGCTGATGTGCATCGGCGACTGCGGGCGCGGCAAGACGGTCATCACCCGCGACATCCTGCCGCTGCTGTTCGAGCGCACCATCCGCGTCAGTTTCGGAGACGGCACCGTGGGGCATCCCGTCTACAACTATTTCCTCGCCAAGGAGATGAAGAGCCGCTGGACGGAGATAGAACGGTCGAAAATCGTCTGCATCGACGACGTTGGCACCGAGGCCATCGCGAAGGTCTACGGCGAGACGCACAACTACTTCAGCGAACTCGTCGACCTCTGCAACGACCGCGACAAACTGCTCATCTGCTCCACCAACCTGCGGCGCATCGAGCTCTTCGGCGGAATCGACGACGACACGGACTCGCCCACCTACGGGCAGACGTTCCCGCAGCGCTACGACCAGCGCATCTTCTCGCGCCTCTTCGGCAACACCGTCCGCGTCTATTTCGAGGGCGAGGATTTGAGACTTAAACAGTAAACATTCACAAATAGAATTAAGGAAATATGGAACAGATTAAGTTAGACGAACAGAAACTGCAGGAGATGGCCCAGCAGTACGCCATGCAAGGCGCAGAGAAAGCCATCAGGGACTTCTACACTGGCTACGACAGCCCGTTTATGAAGGAAGTACAGCGAGAGTTAAAGGAGAAGATGGAGACGAACCTCTTCTTCGAGTTGTCGCAGATGACGGCGGCGATTAACAAGGCGATGAACGACAAGGTGTCGGATATGGCGAACACGGTGGTGGCGAACACATTCCTGCCGATGCTCAACCGTATGTTCTCGCAGGAGCGCAAGACGGTGGTCACGACGCAAGACCTCTACGAGCACTTCGGCGACGCGATGAAGGAAGAACTCTATGACGAGTTTGACCCCGAACTGATGGAATTGGAGATTAAGGGGAGCCCTAGCTCGTTCTGCGAGCACCTGTACCTGCATTTCATCTACGACGGCGACACGAAGTTTGAACTGAGCCTGATAGATAACCGCGACCCGGACAAAGACGAGCACGGCAACACACTCTACATGATTACCGCGCTGCCTGGTTGCAGCCAGTACCGCGCCGACTACCCGCCCCGTGAGCGTCAGATGCGCATCCGGCTTGGCGAGGGTGCCACGCTCGAAATGCCGTTCACTCCCGACGTGCTGCGCGACGAGTTCATGCGCTACGTCGCTGGCCTGCTGCTATGCAATACGCTGGTCACTGTCAAGAACTATCACGAGTATCATCTGGAGGAGGACTGAGCGATGGCGGACTACGATGTTTTAGATATGGCGGTGATGCTGCGCGACGCTCAAAGGAGCCTGCGCAAGCTGTTTCCCGACTACGAAGAGCGGGCCGAGCCGTGCCGCCAGCTGCTGCGACGGATGATGGCCGACATACCCACCGACAAGGTGCTGGTGGCGCTGACCCATGCACTACAGGCCGTGGTGGATGCCAACGGCGGCGAGTATAGCGACACGCAGAAGATTCAGGTGCATAGCCTGTGGCTGACTGCTGCGGCAAAGGACCTGCTCGACCAAGAACACACCGTATCGGTGGCTGATAAAATTAAGGAACTGTTAAAGTGAACACGATTATGAGTACACAACCGACAAAAGAAGAAATGATGCAGAGCATTCCGCTGACACCTCAGACGGTAGCGCTGTTCAGCAAGTTCGTTGAGCACCCGGAGGAATGCGAGGGCTGCGACTACAAGCCCATCCGTGAATGTTTCGAGAAGAGCGACACCTGCACACCGCAGCACATCCTCTTCAACGAGTACATCGCCTACCTGCGCCGCCCGCTGCCGAAGGTGTTCTTCTACATCATCATGGAGGAGATATATCCCGAGCTGAAAGGCAAGGCAGAGACCGGCGAGTTCGGATATTACCTAAAATGTGTTGTAAAGAAGGAGGACTGAGCGTATGCCGAATCTCATCAAACTACTGGAACACCTGTCGTTTCGCAACCCTGCGCCGAAGACGGAAATCCACAGGCTCGTCGAGAAGCACGGACTGATATTGGAAGCAGCCGATTGCTCGTACTGCCCCAAGACCATCGGTCTGCGCATCAAGGGTGAAGGAACCATCTGTTCGCTGTGGCGCACCAATGCCAACCGCTCTGTGCGCAAGGTGAAAAAGGCACTGAAGAGATTCCTACGAGAATACGACAGGCAACATCGCCCGATGGTCAGACAGAAACCCACGCTCCACGAGCTGCTGCGGAAGTTTGCGATGCTGAAAGGACTGCCGATAGAGGAGAAGCCAAGAGGACTGGCGTGCAGGATGACAGACAGGACGATCCTGATGCTGTTCTACAGGCCAGTCGTGCACGGACGCTTCACCTTCTACGGCATGAGCACTGATTTGTCTGCAAAGCATTTCCGCGATAGATACTATGGCAAAGGCATGGTGGACTATCTGCGCAAGAAAATAGAAGAGAGTATCGAAATATTAGAATTAAGAGCAAAGATTATGGACCCAGAGAAATTAGAGACAGCGGAGCGCATGGCCAAGAAGCGCCGCAAGCTGCAGGAGGTGTTCGACCTGCTGAGTAGTTATCCGACGACAGCCGAGATCAAGGTCACGGTTAAACTGCCATACGCGGAAGGCGACAAAGTAAAAGAGGCGGTTATCAGCGAGGACACCTTCAATGCCCTCGTCTGCAAGCTCGCCGAGGACGAGATCAACCACATCAACGAGTTTGTGAAATCATTATGAAGGAGGACTGACGTATGCACAAACCACTCAGAGAGCAGACAATGGAGGCTATGGCCATGATGATGCTTGGCGCAAATGCCATCATGCCCCACCACGACTACCGTCATGGCATAGGACCGAAAACGAGGAAAGTAAAGAAAGCCAAGCGCCGCCAGCAGAAGCAGTCGCGACGCAGGAATAAATAAAATAAAGGAATTATGGCAGAAAAGAAACAAATAGAGTTCAAGGTTCTGAAGAAAAACCAGCACGGGCACAGATGGATATTGGAGCCCAAGGAGCGCATCAAGTTCCGCGAGAAGTGCAAGCACAACAAGTTGGGCACGCTCTGCAATAAAGGCTACGAGTGTCACGTTGGCGGTGGCGTATTGTTGGGCTGCACACCAGACGTGTCATGCCCACGACTGAGAGCGTGGGATAAGAAGCACGGACTGGAGAGACCTTTTACGATGGTCGAAAACAAATACCCAGACATGAAGCCGACCTCATTCACATGGCAGCCTGCCACGGAGAGCCCCGGAAAGCGACGGGTGCTGATGGCGCTTACGAGAAAAGACTTGAAAGAAGGTCAGTACGTGTTTGAATCCGTGCGGTTCCTCTCTCCCAATGTGCTGCCAGCCGAGTGCGAATTTCACGACAGCGAGGGGCGTAAGCAGTTGCCCGTGGCGTGGGCATACTACGACGAGATTATCAAAGGTATCGAACCTTGGATGATCAGCCGCGCCGAGAGTGCAGCGTGGGCGTGGTGGCCCGACAAGGAAGAAAACAAGCAGGAGGACTGACCAGATGAAAGCGAAATGGAAAGAGACCGAGCAAGGCTGAAACGCATCGAGAGAAAGGCTGAAAGCTTTCAAAGGGGGTGTGCGAAAGCTTTGAACGGTTTTTAACACATCATTAACAATCGGAAATAATTAAAAGGAATACGATAATGCCAAAGGAATTTGACCAATCGACGGAAAGCCGTTTCTGGCAGGCGAAAGCACTGGATGTGGCAGAGGAAATAGACGAGCAGTGGCAACTTGTTATGAGTACGTTACGCAGTAAGCCTAACACCTACCTGATCAACGAGGGCTATTACCACATGGTTCGGAAAATGAAACAGGTAATGGAGAAATACAAGATGATATGACCCAGAACCAGTTCGCCAACTACCACTACCGTCACTCTGAGGTGATGTTGTGGCACACGAAACACCCCGACTGCGACGTGGAGTGTATGCTCATCGGTGTGGACTTTGATGGCGAGATGTTCCACCTTGTGCCGATCGACCAGGAGTGGTATGAGGACAGGGAATACTGGGTACACTACAAGTTCGTTGACAAGCCGCGCCGCAAGCCTAAGATGAAGGTGGTCTATGGCGGCGAGGCAGAAATAGCAAAGAGTAAATAAAAAGGAATATGGCACATATTGAATGGATTAAAAAGGAATTGGGAATATGATAGACTTCAAGCAAAATACAGATGACGGCTACGCTGCAGGCAAGGCTTGCCGCGAGTGGGAGGAAGAACAGAATTGTGCGGTGATAGACCTCGAAAAGAAAATCTTCATCGAGGCTTTCAAGCGAGGACTGCAACATGAGCGCAAGAAGTGGCAGAAGTTCAAGTGGCGCAACCGACTGGAGAAACCAGAACCAGACTCATACATCATTGCCGCCGAAGACCTCGGCGACGGTCAGTATGAGTATATGACTGGCACGTTCATCAACGATAGTGAGCCGTGGATAAGCAACGGGCAGAGCTGCCGCATGTGGCACTGCATCGACCGCTGGTGCTATGCAGAGGATATGAACAAGACAATTCCTAAAGTCAAAAAGCAGGAGAACTGACTCATGATGACCACCGACGAAATTTCACGCTTCTTCAGCGAGGAAGACGTAAAGAGGGCGTTCCAACTACCCGACTGGCCTGCGGGAACGGAAATAGTGTGCTACTGCCGTTCTACCGACAGCCGCGACACCATCGAGCAGATAGCCCAGCGAGGCGGGTGGAAGATTGTGAAGTACGTCCACATCGACGAACTGCCGATAGCCAAGCTCTACAAGCCAGGGCAGGTGGTGCTCGTCAAGCGCGAGGCGATGGAGTGGAAGAGAGATTCAACCATGCCGACATACGAAGAATGGCGCAATCAGATGCTGGGCGGTCTGTGTCCGTCGGACTGGGATAGATTCAAAACGAATTATTAAAAGGAATAAGGCGATATGGTAGATTTTAGCAGACTGTCAGAATTGACAAAGGCGGCTCGTGCCGATATGGACGAGAGCCACAAGGAGTACACTGAGGCAGAAAAGCGGGCGTTCACGTCAGGCTTTATCGGCGGTGCCAACCACGAGAGGAAAATCAAGAACCGCAACTTCGTGCAGCAGCCACGGTGGAACGCTGACATCGAGCAGCGTATCATCAAGAAGATGCGTGAGGAGTACGAACAGGCCAACAACCTGATTGACTTTGCCAGCCGTGCCGACAAGCCTTGCAAGGGCGGGCTTATCAGCGTCGAAAGCAGCGTGACGGACTTTATGGCGTGGCTGAAGATGCAACTGAACATCAAGGAGGACTGACACGATGCAGAAACTATTCAAGCGATTACTCGATCTTCTGAACATCCACCCCGACGAGAACCAGCGGTGGACGCTATCTACGCTGTTCATCGTCGGGCTGCTGGATGCCTACGTCGGACCAGCTATCTCGAAGGCGTGGGTGACGGAGCTGCCTGCCGAATGGCTCGCGTTCCAGTCGCTCGTCTATTCCGTGGTCGGACTGTTTATCGGCATGATATGGAAAGGCTGGGTGCGCCGCAAGGCTATCCAATGGTTCACGGCGCTCTGCATCATCGAGTCGGCAGCGGGCTTCTGCGTCGGCATGTGGCTCTGTTTCGTGGAGTACAACGTGTGGGTACTCGCCATCGCCTGCTTGCTCTACGGCACACTGGTGTCGGAGTTCATCGGCAAGTGTCTGATGACATTTCGCCCGAAGCTGTGGAACGAGCACGAACGCGAGGTCTATGACAACAACAACGACGTTGTGTGCGGCATCTACTGCATCGCCGGCTACGTCTGCGCTCTGCTGTTCATGCCCTCGCTAAAAGTGGCTATGTTCATCTGGGGCCTGTGCTGCGCCATCGACAACATCGGCTGGCTGGTAGTGTATCATAGGAACAAGGATAAATTTACGGAGGACTGACGATGAGTAAACCATACAACGAAGCAAACATGGAAAACCACTGGCTTGATTGTGGTTTCAGGGTCGATGCCGAGGACTTGATGATTGGCGACTTGGTTGTTGCAATCTGCGTAGGTGAAGGCAGATTCAACCACTATCACAAAGTGGACTATGAGACTATCCGCAGGGTGTTCTTACAGATATGCAACGATGATTATCAGATGGTCGTTGCGCCCATTCCGCTGACGGATGCCATATTGAAAAGGATTGGCTTCGAGTATTACCACAAGAACTTCGCAGCGTTAGACCGCGAGAGTCCATTCCAACTTGAAATGATTGAATGGCCAAACGAAAGCGGAATAGGATTGTGGATGGTTGGCGGTCTGATTAAGATACGTTTTGTTCACGAACTACAGAATGCCATGAGGATGGCAGGGATTCACAAGTATATTGATATTGATGACATAAGAAAAGATGAACCGTAAATGACTCCTCTTTTTCTTTCAGCCAAAATATAATTAAAAGGAATACGACAATGAAATGTAAACAATGCGGAGAAGAGAACGGCGATGCAAAGAGAACTTGCAGCCGTTGCGGAGCCTTCCTGGAGGGCTACACGCTGAACAATGTCACGGGAGAGTATGGTTATCGTGGTGCCGACGGCAACTTCTACAAGAGCGAGGAGGAGTATCGTATTCAGTCGAGTGCCGCCGTGCAGCGATGCCATTAAAACGCAGGAATAAATAACTTAAAAGGAATACGATGAAACGAATGATCAATTACATCAGGCAGTGGATGGCTCTGCGGAAGCGGGAGAAGGCCGTGGTCAAGTTGGAAAGGGAGTTGCAAGACCGCATGACCTGCATCGACGAGAAGATGGCACTGAGGGAAGTGACCGACGTCTATGCCAAGTACGTCTGCATGATGCACGGCTGGCGAGACATCATAGGCAATTATGTAGGCGACGAGTTCTGCGAGGTCAGCCTGTCGTTTATGAACGGCTACATCAAGGCGCTGCACGACAACGGGCTGGAGTTCCAGAACGGGCTGGTGAAGAAGCGCGACATCACGGAGGAAATGCCCTGCGGTGCGCTCGACTACTACCGCAAGGATGCCATTCGTGACACCAAGCGCGAGTGTATCGCCGCCCTCGAAAGGGTGATGGCACAGTACGAAACATCGAAAGCCAACATCAATACGATTGTCAGCGCTTTCAGGAAAGAGATTAAGGAGGACTGACGTATGAAATCAGACGAACTAATGGTAGGCGACATCGTTCTACGCAAGGGAAAGCCCGTTGAGATAGTCAGCACAAGCGGCATCGAGTATTCATTCGGGCAGCAGGACATCACCATCTATCAAGGCAAGGGCAACGGACTTGAATCGCACACCATGCGAGGCATTGCCCCCATGCGGATGTCGGAGAAGTTGCTGATGGCTCTCGGATTTACTTCGAGCGTCGCACCTAACGAGTGGATATACGAGGACAGCGAGAAGCGCATTGACATCTGCGTTGACCACACGCAACTCGACCACTGGTGGGTGTGCGTGCGTCACGGGCACAGCAAGCAGACCGACAATTTCCAATACTTCGAGGGTTTTGCCGACTACTTGCATCTGTTCCAGCACATACTCCGATGCTGCCAGATAGACATCGGCATCTGCTATGATAAGGTGAAAGACCTCTAATTCTTCACTCTTCACTTTCTTTTGAACACGAATTATCACTAATTGACACGAATTATTAAAAGGAATACGATTATGACAGAACAAAACAAAAAGAACCAGCGTCCTGATGCGGTACCTGCATCTTTATCGGGGGGCGCAGTAGAGCCAAAGTTTAAGAAGGGCGACCATGTGTGGGCCAAGCAGACGAAAGAGTTGGCAGGGCGCACAGGCTATGTGATGGATGTTGACACCTATCGCATGGTATATGACGTGAAGTTCGGAACAGAGTTGTGGGAGATCTTAGAGGATGACCTCGAACTGGTTGACCCAGCGACGGAGGAAGTACGTCAGCCTGTCTTTGAGCGCGAGGACGATGCCGACCAGCCACTTACCGAGCAGGCTGCCTACGACGAGTATCAGAACCGCAGCAAGACGTCGGGCGACCGTGCCGAGCAGCTGGCATGGGCGATGATAGTCCTGCTGGCTGGTCAGCTCATTGGCGGCTCGAAGTATGCGGAGTTCTATGTGCTGGGCGGTGCGGCATTGCTCTATCTGTTGCTGTCAACCATGCAGTATGTATGGCAGTCGGTGACTATCTGGCTTGTCAAGTGCCGCATCAAGCGCACGGGCATCGTGCTCAGCGACTATCCCGACTGGGTAGGTTTCGGTGCATGGGTGTTTTATTGGCTGAAGATGATCATCATCGCCATCGGAGCCATCTACGGCGCAAGCCACTTTATCTCGTTTGCAATGTAATAAAAGGAATTGGGATTATGAAGAAGAAAGTAGAAACCATTATCATCGTATGCGATAGCTGCGGTGAGCATTTCGTCAACGACGACGGATTTACATATTACACGGATGATCCCGACGGCGGCAATATGCTGTCGGAGGCTACATCGAGCGGTTGGCTTGATATTGACGGACGGCAATACTGCCCCGACTGCTGGCATTATGACGATGACGACAACATCGTGTGCGGTGACGGGCGCAAGTACAACGGCAACACTCACGAACCAGTCATTGAGCGTGTGAATGCTGCCGACGGCACGGCTCAGGACGGCGACATCCTGATGGCGGGCGAGTGCATATTTATCTATAAAGGTATCGACACGGAGGGTAAGTTCGGAGGCACGAACACAGCCATTATCTACCATGCTTGCACGAACATCGAGGACGGACACACCTCCATTGGGCCGAGCATAGGTGTCGGCAGTTTTGGAAGCAGAACCTACCGCAAGGCTTACAAAGACGAGTGCGAACAGTTGTTTGCTAAACTGAAGGCTATGGGCTTCGAGTGGGATGCAGAGAAGAAAGATATTGTTTAGATCAAGGAGGACTGAACGATGAAGATAGTAGATAGAAAGACGAAAGAAAAGATGCCTGACACTATTTATCCCTTGAATTTGACGCGCAAGGTCTCGGAGCTTGACGTGCGAGTGACGGACGTTTGACGCGCAAGGGTTCGATGCTTGACGGGCAATGTTCCGACAGCAAAATCCTTAGCTGTATCAGAGAACCTTATAGGGGTGAGACACAAAAGGTATAGGGAATGTGACACAAACGGTATAGGAAACCTCAATGGCAGGTACGGGAACGCAACAGGAACGATACTGGGACCAACCGCAAGAGGTATAGGAAACAACAAGAAAAGGTATATGGCAAGAAGGAATTACATACCAGTTCACAAGGTGAAGATAATCCATCCGCAGACAAAGGAGTTGGGATGGACGTTCCGCGTGCAGTCGTCGGGTACGGAGAGCGTGGAGGAAGTGGCCGAGAAAATCGGCAGGCGGCTGCTGGTGGAGCCGCGCATGGCGGCACTGATATTCGACCAGCTGGCGCGTGAAATAATCGACCGCATACAGATGGGCTTCAGCATCGACATGGGCGTGCTGGGCTACCTGCACCCGAAGATCAAGGACGCGGGCTGGGTGAAGCGCGAGGAGGACATGAACCTGCACGGCACGAGCGGCTTCCTCTCCTGGGAACCGTCGAAGAAGACCAAGCGGGCGTTCTATGACGTAGGTTGCACGCTCGACTGGGTGCAGCGCAGCCGCAATCGCCAGAAGGGTGTCAAGGATGACGACGATGACTTCGACGACGACCGCTATCCGCTGGACTTGAACGACGAGTCTTTTTAACGAGCACGAATTGAACGAATAGAACGAAACGAATATGAACGTACTTGACATTGACAGAGAGAAAGAACCGCAGACCATCTGCACGACGCTTGAACAGTCGCGCACACTGCGAGACCTCGGACTGGGTGCCGATACCAGCGACATGACGTGGATAAGCGACATCTTTACACCGAAGAGAATCTACGGCGAGGAGCAGTATAGACCGTTCTGCTACCCTGGCGCAACAACGAGCCAAGACCCAACGGGCACTCCGGCATGGTCAACAGACAGAATGCTGAGACTGCTGCCAGCCCACGTCTGCATCGACGGCAACGTGTGCCACATCTACATCTACCGCGACCAGTACGCTTCGTGGAATATCCTCTACGAGTGCAAGGGTGAGGGTAAGGGCTATGCCCACAACACCCAGCCGACCCTGCGCGACGCGGCCTTTGAGATGCTGAAATGGTATCTGACGAACAAACCGCAGCTTGCGGAAGATGACGACGAATGACGATGACAAAGCGAGGACGTAAGCCGAAGCCTGTAGTGGCAGTCTTTCCAGACGGAACGTTGAACGGATGGTTTGAGGGCATCATGGACGCAATGAAACTCTACCACCTCGACCGCACAAGCATACTCAGGAGCATCCGCACGGGCAAGCCCTACAAGGGATGTAGGTGGGTGTATAAGCAGGACTACGACGAATCGGTCATGTGTGGCGACACAAGCAGGTTTGCATTCACACCGCGACGAGACCGCGACCTGCGAGGATGGTGCAAATCAGGCTATCACTGGCAACACTCGCGTAATATATAAAAGGTAATACATCGACGCGCTCACCGTCGGGCAGACGGTCCCAACCGCAAGGAGGACTAATAAGGTTTGTCGGGCGAGAACAGAAAGCCCCACGCAGGGAGACAGCAGGAAGCCCACGGCAGTATGAATTATCGCACGTCTGCCGACGGAGCACGGCGAAATAAAAAAAAGGAATAAGAAATTATGATAACAAAGGTGGTAATCAACAACAACGGGGACACGCCCATCGAGTACCTGAGCGGACTCGGGGCGTTCAAGAACGGCAAGACGTATGAGTTCAAGCCTGGCGTGAACATCATCGTCGGCAAGAACGGCTGCGGCAAGACCACGCTGATGAACCTGATAAGGAAGTATCTGCTGGTGGACCTGTCGGAGTGCTCGGCGGGTATGTTCAACAGCAACATCAATGCCATCTGCTTCGGCCTTGGCGACGACAAGCACATGTATGCCGGTGCCGACGTGTATGCCGACTATAGGCGCAACACGTTCCGCCTGTGCCATGCGGGGGAGAGGCAGCACAACGACGAGATATTCGAGAACGACCACTCCATCAGCGAGTTCCTCGGGCAGCGGGAGTCGTCAACGGGCGAGGGTGTCATCGTGGCACTGAACGCGCTCTTCGCCAGGATGTTCAGCAAGGGCGCGAACCTGATGTTCGACTACACGCGGTTCAAGGACAACTACAAGCCCTATACGGATTACGTTGCCGACCACATCGTCGAGGGCGACGAGTGGACCATCCTGATGGACGAGCCCGACAGAAACCTCGACATCGAGAACATCGGGCATATCAAGTCCGTGCTCGACTTCCACAAGCCGCACACGCAGATCATCGCCGTGGTGCATAACCCGCTGCTCATCTGCGCCCTCTCGAAGAACCCGGAGGTCAACTTCATCGAAATGACGCGGGGGTATGTGAAGAATATCAGGAAAATGGTAAAGGAGCTGGTGTGAATGGTAAAAATATAAATACGATTATGAACAAAGAAACAAGAATTATGATGAAACACCTTCCGACGTGGAAGGCTATCAAGGCGTATGTGGACGGTACACCGATGGTGCCAGAACACTGCATCGTAAGGGACGGGTATTACCTCGACATGTTCGACCTCGACAAACTGCCGAAGGAGGATGAAGGGGTGCAGCAGAATGTGATGCCGGAATTGACGTGGAGCCGTGATGATGACTATGCTCTCGGTGCGGTAGCAATGCAAATCAACGGGGCAATGCGTAAGGCCGTAGAGAGCGGTCAGGATGCGCTGGCAGAACAGTTGAAGAAGTCAGAGGACTGGCTCAAACTGCTGGAGCACCGTCTCACGGTGGCTGGTATGAGACCCATCGACGAGTGGTATAGTAATTACAAGCAAGAGGACTAACGTATGACAAAGGAAGAGTTAATAGACAGCATACGCAATAATAGAAGTTTTGACTTGAGATCATCAGAGTATTATGAGCCTTGGGATGTTTTTACAAGAGACTATAAAAGAAATGGCAGATGATTTTTATTATCTGCTAAAGGATGTGCTGGATTATTTAGAGGATCCTAAGCCAAAGTTTGATATAGGTGATACAATCCGTCCAAAAGGAAGCAAGGCAGAATATACGATAACGAGCATATCTGGCGGTTGTTATCATGGAAAAGGATGGGGATTCCCAATAAGTGCGGAAAAAGACTACGAACTTGTAGAAGAGCCAACAGAAGACGTTGATGCTTGTAATATACAATACGCAAGTATAGACGGTGCGATCAAGGCTCATGACGAGTGGTGACGGAAACCGCCCGCAGGGGTCTCGGAGGGAGACATGCGGGCGGGGACAATTATAGCTAAATGAAAAGAAGTTATTTCTTGGCGGGCTTCTTCGGAGAGGGTTTCTTGTCGGCAGGCTTGGCCGAAGGCTTCTTTCGCTCTTTGGGAGCGACTGACACGGATGGGGACAGTCCATCTGTAGTTCGCTCCTGAGCGTCGCTGCCCACAGCAGGGACAGTCCCCACGGTGTCAGCTGGTTTGTCCGACGCGGGTTTACCCTTGGCGGCACGCCAGGCGAGGTTGTCGGCCCTGGTCTTTTCGAGGACGGGAAGATAGGTGTCGGCCACGGCGTCGCCGGCGAGTTCGCGGATGCGGGCGATTCGTTCTGTCATAGTGCGAACACGCTCGTCACTGGCCTCCTTGTCCTTACGCATGATGTAGCGGTGGAGGGCTTGGAGTTCCTGCTTCTTCTCCTCCTCGGCTTTCAGCTTGGCGGCGTACTCGGGATTGTCGGTCTCGATGGCCTGCTTGATGCGGACGTCAATGGCAGGATTGTCCTTCTTCACCTTTTCATAATACGGACGGGTGATATGGAGGACTTTCTCCAGATCGACACCTTTGAAGCGACGCTTGAATCTTTCCTGATATGGCAGGTCGATACTGAGGCGCTTGAACTGGATGGCGAGTTCCTCGTCGACGGCCTGATAGATGGCCATGTAGCCATCGACGGCTTCCTTGGCCTGCTGGGCATAGGGGGCGATGGCGTCGGCGGGCTGGCCGAGGTCGGCCATCGTCTTGGCGCGTTCGGAGGCTGACTCGGCGGTGACACGGAGGGCGCGGACGGTCTCGATGCGCTTGCGGAGGTCGCCGGAGCAGAGCCAGGCGAGGTCGGAGAGGCGCAGGCGGTCCTGTTCGATGCGGTCCTGATAGACCTCGGACATGGTGGGGCACTGGGGTTGCTGTGGTACGGCAACAGACGGGACGCCGGAGACAGAAGAGGCGGCGGTGTTTCCGCTCTGGGGAGCGGGCGAATCACTGGGGACAGGCACCAGTGTGCCATCTTCGACAGCACGCATGGAGCCAGTCCCCGATGATCCGCCGGGCTGCGCGGCGAAAAGGCTCGGATTCATTCTTTCATATTCCCGCTGCTTCGCGGCTTTCTCGGCGGCAATCTCGGCATTGTTTTTTTCTCGCGGTGCATCGCCGTGGATCACCACTTCCAGGCCGAGCATCTTGGCGATGGTACGGCGCTTGCGGGCTTCGGGGTCGTCTCCGTCCTGCATGGTGATTGTTTCACCGCGCAGACGGGCTGCCACTTCTTCTTTCGTCGGACGTCCACGGCGGCGAAGCGGTGTGGAAGGATTCACGTAAGCTACTATCCTACCCTGCGCGTCGGTCATGGTCAGTCCGTCGGCCAGCTTTTCCTTCACCTTTTCTATATATATAGGCAGTCGGGGGGTGCGGGCCATGTAGTCGCCGTAGCGCTGGGCCTTGTCGCAGAAGTCCTGTGCGAATGGCCAAGCTGCGAGAAGAGAAAAAATGCGTCGGATGGCGGCAGCATCATCGGTGGTTGCCGTGGCCTTGCCTTTCGTCAGCAGCGCGAGCCGTTCGCCGTGCTGCTCCATGATTTCGCCGAACTCAGTCACCCACTGCAACTGCTCGTCGGCATTCATTTCGGTGTAAAGTCTCTGTGTCATAATCTATATCGCCTTTTTGTTTGATTTCAATGGCAAAGGTAATACCTTATATATATATAATGGGACTATCTTGTCCCAAAACAGACGACAAAAGCCGTATCTTTGTGTCGTAGTAATCATCAAATAATTAAGACTATGGCATTTGTAGAACCATGTTGCGTAGAGAACGTTTTGCCGCGAATGCTTAGAAGTTCCGGCGGTGCCGCCCTGTTCCAGACGCAGGGCGACGTGACGATGAAAGGGCTGATGGGCGCGTTGTGCTGTGTGGCCAATGCGGGCTTCGGCGAGTATTGGATTTGCGTGAAGGAGGTTGACATCACGCTGATGCGCTTCCTGAAGCGGTGGTACGACCGTGGGTGGATCCGCCGCCTGCACCTGCTGACCGACGGCGACCAGTCGGAGCTGGTGGCGTCGGAACTTGGCGAGGCGTGGATGAAGCAGACGGAGTACGGCTGGCGCGAGGGCCAGCAGATGGAGCTGTTCTGCGTCGTCGGCGACACGGAGACGGTGGTCGTCAGCGGCCCCATGCTGTTGCAGGCGTCGCCGAAGTCAAGCATCGCCAACTATTCCGTCCTTTCTGGGTCGGTCAACCGCATGATGGGCAGCGAGGGCATCGTCGGCTCGCTGGTGGGCATCCTGCAGTCGCTGTTCCGCGTGCAGCAGAAGAAGGCCGAGGCCGCCGGGCAGCCTGCCGAGCCGAAGAAGAAGGCGGCGAAGAAGAAGGACGAGCCGAAGGCGGAGGAATCCGACGGACAGCCGACCGCCGAGCTGCCGACGGAATAAAAAGAAGCCCCGCGCCAACTCGTGACGCGGGGCTCACATTACTAACCTAAAATCAATACTAACTTATGAAACCAATCAATTATGACTTTCGGTGAGCGAGAGTTTTACTGTGCACTTGCGAGCAGAGAGTCCCAGCCTTTGGGATCTGAGGGCTTGGTGACATACAGCAAGGGGTACTTAACGGGCTTCAGCTTGAACTCGCAGGTGGCCTGACGGTCGCTGTCTGCGGTGTCGCCAGTGTCACCAGCGATGCCACCCGACTCGGCCTCACAGCGGCGCTGCGGGTCGTACATGATCAGAGAGTCCTCTCCATCCTCTACTATGAAAAACAGATCGAGGTTGTTCAAAGCTCTGCCGACCTTACTGAACGCCTGGTTGAGAGACTCGATGACCACCGTGATGGTCAACTCGTAACCCTTACGCGGGCCAAGGCTGGAGAAAGCAATCTTCTGGGCCTCGTTCTTGCCCTGAATCTTGTAGAGACCTTTCTTGCCGTCGGACGACGAGAATGTGGGCGTGCCATACAAGTTCTCGTTTGCGGTCAGAGGCGCAGCAAGGTCGCTCTTAACACCGACATAGACGTCGGAGCTGATACCTGCCAGATTCTCAAGGCACTCATTGCTCTTGAGGATGTCTTGCAATGTTGGACATGTGATGTCTGCCATATCAATAAATGTTTTTGTGTTGGTTACTACTTTTGTTTGAGAAAAGGGAGGGAGCCCGTCGGCGGGCGATATAAGCGCCTGGGGCTCCCGTACCCCCTTTGAGAGATTTACGCCGTCGGCGTGATAGTTACCAGAACTCCGGCCTCCTGGCCCTCGGCGTCGTAGAGCGGGTACTTGGTCGTTCCGTCTGCGGTCGCCGTCGAGATGATGTAGAACTTACGTCCCACCCACTCGGGCTCGGTGTTCGTCTTCACCTCGGCCTCGGTGTACTCGACACCGTTGAAGGTCTTCTTCTCGCCTGTGGTCTCGACCGTTCCGTTGCCGTACTCGGTCTCGCCGTCCGCGCTGTACGAAGTGAAGTTGTAACTTACCTTATCCGATGCTTGTTCAGCCGGCTCATCCCCGGCTCCTATTCCCCCGAGAAGATACCGACGATGGCCATCGGGTTGCCGTTGGCGACGATGGTGGCAGGATTGTCGGTCGAGCCGTTGCTCCACTTCACGAACTTAGCACCAGTCTTCTTGGCGGTGGCGGTCAGCGTCAGGGTTGTGCCCTTGGCTACCTCAGTGCCGCTCTCTACGGGGGCGGTGCCGTTGGTGATGGCTACGGTACCCAGTTCCTCGTTGTTAGAGGTTACATAGACGGCATCCTTGGTATAGTCGCCGCTGTTGAACTCCATCTCGGCAGCACCACCGTTGGTGACGAATGCGCGGGCAGAGGGGTCAACCAGCATGAATCCGAAGATTCCCTGAATCTGCATCACGAGGTCTTTTACATCATGCGAGGGCTCTGGGAGAACCTTCACGAATGAAGAGTCGCTCTCATTGTTCACGCCCAGCAGGAGGTTGCCCTCGATGGTGGCGAACACGAGGTTGCCCTTGATGTCGTCCACGGGAACGAAGGTCAGCTTAGACAGGCCGTCGCTGTTGATGCGGTAGTTGCCGTTCTCCAGCTCGATGACGCTCTTGTGTGAGCGGTGCTTCTGCTCGTAGGCATCGGCGATGGCCTGAGCCACGTCGGTAGGCATATAGACGTTGGCCTTCTGCTTCTTCAGCTGTGGAGACCACTGGTTGTGCCACTCCACGAACTCGTCGTAAGCCTGGCTGTCGCCCTCGCTCTGTGGCTTGTCGAACACGCCGCTGGGGATGAGATTCTTGGCTGCCTTGTTGACGGTGCCGTCGTTCAGATCGGTGGCCATCACGGTGAGCAGACCGTCGAAGAGGTTCATCTCCTCGTCGTCGCTGGCTGCGTCGCCGCCGATGATGTTGTTCCAGATGTCCTGAGCGAAGAGCTTGGCCTGCTCGGTCATGAACAGCTCGGTCTTCTCGAAGTGCATCTCGGCAGAGCCGTTGATGGCGATGTTGCCGGGCTTCTCCTGGAAGTCGTCCTCATTACAGCGAATGCGGTGTACGCAGATATTCGCCTGTAATTTGCGGGTGAAGAGATATCCCAGCTTCTTCTCCTCGACGTTGCCAACCTCCTTGCGGCGGGTCTGACCACCCTTGCCTGCGAAGACGGTCTTCGTCAGCTGGTACTGCACACCTGTCTCGACCTTGATGCCAAGGCGGTCCAGTTCGTCACGCATGTAGTATGCGGGACCGATCACGATGTTCGGAGAGAGCTTGTCGGCTACCGACTGCACATTCTCCAATCCGATGAATTTTTCGTTTGCCATAGTTGAAAAAAATGTGTTGGTGAATAATTTTTGTTATTTATGAGTCTTGTGTTGGTTGGGGTTTACTTGTGCTCGGCCTCCCACTTTTCCTTGGCCTCCATGTTCTTCTCGTAGGAGAGTGAGGGGTCATAGACATACTGGTTGACGGCTACGCCTGGGGCTTCCGCACCGCCGCCGTTGTTCTTCGGGGCTGCGCCTGCTGCGGGCTCTGCGCCGGGGTTGTTCTGGAGTTCGGCAATCTGGGCGTTCAGGTCGCTGATGGTCTGGTCGCGCTCGGCAATCGTGCCCTCGGCGGTGGTCAGACTCTCCTTCGCACCGTTCAGGTCGGTGGTCAGCTGCTCAATCTGTGAAGCCTTGCCCTCTGCGTCGGTCTTCAGCGTGGCGATTTCCTCGTCCTTCGTCGTGGCGGCGGCGGTGAGGTCGGCCTTCTCCTGCTCCAGGGCAGAAATCTGGTTGTCCTTCTCCTCGATGGCCGTGGCGTGCTCAGCCTTCAGGTCGTCGATGGCCTTCTGGTGGTCGGCGTTCAGCGTCTCAATCTGAGCGGTCAGCTCGTTCTTCTCTGAGGTCAGCTGCTCGGCCAGAGCCTTGGCGTCAGCCGTCTCCTTGTTCTTCGCCTCAATGGCGCTGTTCAGCGTGGCGAGCAGATCCTTGTTGAAGAAAGTGCCCTCCTCTGAAAGTTGCATCTCCTCGACTCCGAGAAGCGCAAACACTGCGGGATAATTCTCTTTCATGTTGATACTGTTATTTGTTGGTGATAAAATGTTTTCCTTAGCCTGCGCGGCGGTCATGCGGACGGATGCGGATGCACAGTTGCCGACGGATGCCTGCTGACCAGCCGACGTGCCGCGACCTGCCGTCTGCTGACGCTTAGCGACCTTTCGGCCTGCGGTGCGGGCGATGGGTTGTTCGGTGCCGTTGGCGAGGTTGAACACGCGGCAGATCACGTCGCCGAGCATCATCTCACCGTCGCACAGGATGCCCATCACATCTTTAGCGTCGAATACCTTGCCGTCCAGGTGCTCGTCCTTGGCATTGGGGAAAGCAGCCTTCATGTCGGCACGGAACTCAGCCTCCAGCTTGTCGAGCTCTTCAATGAGCAGCTTGGCGTCGTCGTTCTCGGCAATGTCGCGCATTTCCTTATTCTTGTTGATACTCTTGGTAGCGTAGTATTCGTGGTAGGTCTCGCCCCACTGATACTTTTCTCCGTTCTTCATGGTGCAGAAAGCAGCCATTACACCGACGCAGCCCAACTGGTCTTTCGGGTTCATTACATACACCTCGTCGCAGAGCGAAGCGAGATACATGCCAGCCGAAGCGCAAAGTCCGTCGATGAAGGCAATGACGCGCTGACCACGGGCGTGAGCATAGTCGATACCCTGCTGGAAGTCGTTCTTTGCCCAAGCGCTGCCGCCGGGGGTGTTGATGTTCAATACGTGACCCTGACAAGCAGGATTGTTAGCAGCCTCCATCATCCAGTCGCGGATTTCCATCGACCCGTAGCTGCAAGCGCCGCCATTGCGGGTGATAGGTCCGTCAATAGGCATAACATTGACGAAAGGTTCATTCAACTCTGACAGGCTGTCGCCGCGCCAGCCATAACGACCGTGCGTCTTTCCGTCCTGTGTCACCTGATACTCACGAATGAAGTCCTGTCCATGCTGACCGATGGCCATTGGCGACTTCTTCTCGCGCTCGATGCCGAGAGAGGCATGGTTTGTGATGTTGTACTGCAGCGTAGGCAGGATGCTGTGCAGGAACTCCTGCTGAATCATCCACTCCTTGTTGCTGAGTATTTCAAATAGTCCGTTCATAAATCTGATTTTTCGATTTTCAATTTTGCTGTCGTGGCTCGTCGCGTCCACATCGGCAAAGGTATAGCACGTGCGATTTCTTTGGGACTGCTTTTTCGCCCGCAAAAGCCGTTTTTAGGGCAAAATTGCGAGTAAGCGAGCGAAATGCGATGCCCCGCATCAGCATTTCCGAGCGTGAGCAATTTCGACCGCAGGTCAAAAGGCGTTTTTAAGGGATAAACGAAAGACGGCGCGATGCTCACGCACCACGCCGTCGGGACAATTTATAAACTAAATTAGACTTTAAAGATTGTGTGTCTGTCAGCTATATGAAGATATGGAGCGGTCGCCCGCTATGTCGTTGAATCGGTCAGACGGATCATGTTCGACATCGACTGAAGAGAGACCTTCACCGTCTGCTTGCCCTCGCCGCTGAACTGATCCTCCACGGCCACCGTCGATGAGTTCGGCAGCGCATAGATCAGAAACCGCGAGCCGCTGCGCATCTCCAGCACCACGTTGAAGTCCACGCCTGCCAGCTCTCCACGCTTCTTGCGGATGTCCTCGTAGCCGCCCTCCGTGGGTATCTGCAGGTCGTGCTGGCGGATATATCCCGCCCTGTCGGGCTTCTCCGTGGTCTTCAGCGTCGGCGGCGACACCAGCCTTCCCGTCGCGTCTGTCGCCGTCGCGTCAATCACCATCACCGCCGTGCCGACCCGCGACACGTTTTTCTTTTTGCCTGGCTTATCAGGGTCGTCAATCTCTTTCCATCCTGCCGTTGCCGTCACCTCGCCGACATTGAACGGCACGAGCAATTCAGCCTTGCTCGCCGGTACCAGTTCTACACGCACCACCTCGTTAAGAAATAATTCTTCGCACTCCCAATTCTGTGTCATATCGTTGTCCTTTTATACCTTATATATTATAGAATGTCTCTGTCTTTTCTTCCGCTTTTTGTTCAGAAATCAACCAAAATTTGATACTCTTTCTTTGATGTCCGTTTTTGGGGTGTTCTTAGACAATAGTTTAAGATATTTTAAGCTTCTGTTTAACGTTTGTTTGTTGGGTATATCGAGAAGCGCATCTTTTAGCAATGATATATGTCAATCGCCATTGTACGGGTCGATGTCGATTTTCTCATGCTCAGCAGGCGAAACGGTCTCAATATCGGAGTAGTTTACGGCTGACGGATTGTCGCCCTCTGGAAGTTCCTTTTTGATGGGCTTGCCGTCTCGATCATAGTTCTGAGTGAACTTGGCCACGAAAGCGGCTCCAGCAGGAACACCCAATAAATATGGATAGATGTCGTTCCACCATTCGTGCGTCGTTCCGCCGCCAGATGTTATTGCGGTATTGACGGCGAGGGCGGTTCCGCCGACGAGAGCCGACAGCCAGCATACACGCTTGAAGAACTTTGGCATGGCGTTTGACCACCGCTGGCGCAAGACGTTTAGCCCGAAGCGGTCAGCCCAAGTGCGGCGATTTCCGACTTTGTGGCGAGCCGGAGGCACGGAGTGATTGGGATATCGGTCGTGATGAATCATATTTTATTGCGGTTTGTTGGCACGGATGCCGTAGTCAGAGATTGCGAGCAGGTTGTTGAGTCCTTTCAGGTCGGAGGCCAGTCCGCTCAGGTTCGAGGCCATCTGTCCCATCTCCTTCACGATTTCCACCTTCATGTCCTTCATGTCGCTCTTCACGTCGTTGAGCGTGTCGTGAATCTCGTCCTGTTTCTTCGAGTGCGAGTCGAGCCGCTTCTGCATGCTGTCGATGGTCTTCAGCAAATCTTCGATGGTTCGCTCTAACACTGCCACGCGGGTTTTCAGGGTGTTCACGTAGCGAGCATAGGCGATGAGTACGCCAACGAGGGCGGTCAACAGGATGGGTTGGATGTCATTAATAAATGTTGTCATGTCTTGTCTGATTTCTTTTCTGCAAAGATATAGACGGGCGGTGAACTTTTTGGGATATAAGGCTGCGGAAAGGGCGCATTTGCAGGCAAAAAAGGCGGGCGCAAGGGCTGTGAAACCGATGCGCCCGCGACCATTCACGGCGATATCGAATGGATAGTTTTATCGCTTGGCGAAGAGCTTGCCGAGGAGCCAGAAGGCAGAGGTGGTGAGCACGTTGGCGGCTACGTCGGAGCCGAAGGCTTTGTACCACTGGTCGCGGTCGGCGTGCTCCACGAGGTGCTGCAAGTGTTGCTGGTTCTTCTGAATAGCCTGCAGGATCTCGTCGCTGCTCTTGTTCTGCATTGTCATCATGGCGAAGAGTCGCTTCTCTTCGTCGGTCATGCGGTCGTACATCTGCTCTAAGAGTTTGCGGCGCATGAGTGCATCAGCAGCGGCGGCATAGTCCATACAAAACTTGACCTACTTTGACCTTCTCTGACCTACTTTGACCTACCAGAGGAAATACTTGCGGATGTCGTACACGCCGTCCTTATCCTTCAGGTTCTTCAGCGCCATCTTGTAGCAGGCTGAGATGATATCCTTGTCGGATGCTGACAGCGGTTTGCCGAGCAAGGCGGCTATCTCTTCGCCGAAGTCGGAGTAAATCTTGTTCATCTCCACCCAGAGCGCACAGCGGTTGTAGGCTGGCATCTCCTCCAGTGGCAGTCCGAACGACTCCATAGCGTTCTTCCACACCTCGCGACTCCACGGTGCTTTCGGTTCCATACCGGCGACAATCTTCTCGGCCTCTTTTGGCGTGAGGTACTGACGCCATTTGATAGCCTCCAGTTTGTCTATCATCTCTTCGGCTACGTCGGGCTTGTTGGCCACGAGGTAGTCCATCATCTCTGTCATCACGCAACCGAAGGCTTTCATATTCTTCGGGTCGCGGCTCTGCGCCATGTAGTCATAAAGACCCATGTAGCGGTCTTTCAATTCTGTTGAGTTCATCTTATTTTCTGTTTAAATTAGACTTTAAGCCGACTTAAACCTGCTTATTTGCAGGATTTCTGCGGAAACAAGCGGAAATCGGCGATTTTTATTTCTTATTTTGTCGTTTAGGCATCGGTTTCGGTGCCTTTTCCGATATTGTTTCGGATTTGGGCTGCGGTCGCTGTGGCACAGCGACAGACTCAACCTTGGCCGTCGGACACATCGGACACGGGGTCTGCGGTATCGAGCGCGTCGGTGTCGGTGGTATCTGTTGTTGGATAAAACGTGTCATATACCTTTATATATAATTGGTCAATGATTCCCATTAAGAGGTCGAGCCAGACGGCTGACCATGCGGAGAGGAAGGCGGCGGCGAGGATTTGGAGTGAAGAGTGAAGAGTGAAGAGTGAAGAATTTGCTACCGCCACACCGTACACTATCACACTCCAGAATGCCGCACACTTGGGACAGTTCAGGACTGGCAGGCGGTGACGGACGACGCTCTCTGCGGCAGCCGCCAGACCGAGGTGGTTGGCGGCTGTCGCGGAGAAGACAATCATCAGTACATCGGGCCAGTTCATGCCGTTGTCACGTTAATCGACGTGGTGATGGCGATGCGGTTGGTGCATGGGTAAGTGCCCTGGCAGCATCCGCAGCCATTGTTTGCGTAGTACGTGATAGGCTTCGGCGAAGCAGCCACGGTGCCGATGGTGAGCGTGGGCGACACAGCCGACGAGCACGGCAGGCAGACGCGCTGGCTGACATACTCGGTCTGCGGCGAGCAGGAGTTACAGGGCTTGTAGGTGACGGTGCCCGCAATCTGGCACTCCTGACAGAAGGTGTCGTTGCCGAGGTCGATGGGCGTACCGACGGGCGTAGCCGTCAGCTGTGCGATGACGGGATGCGTCGGGTCAGCCACGAGCATCTTGCGGTTTCCACAAGTGTAGTGGGTCAGTCCCAGTTGATACGTTGCGTTGGCAGCGGTGCCGCCTGGTACGGAAGTCAGGAAGTCGAGTGCATCCTGTCCGTTACGACAATTACAATTACAGTTTGCCATAATACTTTAGTTTTTTGTGTTGATTATCTTGGGAGCCTTTTGGTGCGCCGCTACCCGTCTTGCGCTGTATTTTTGTGCAGGTGGACTTTTGTTGGAGCGTAAGTGGACTTTTATTGGTAGTAAAAGTGGACTTTTGTTGGTAGTAAAAGTCCATCGGCATTTTCAGGGGCTTATTTCGCCGCCTCTGCAGGTGCGTCGGTTGCGGGCTCCGCGACGGCAAACTCCTTCGGGAAGAGCTCGCCCTCGCCATTGGGGTCGAACACGGCAGCCTCGCCGTTCTGGATGGCCTCGATCTTCGCCGAGAGCTCCGCGACCGTGCCTTGCATCGCGTCCATCTGGTTCTTCATACCGAGTAGCGTCTCCATGATTTTGTCGAGCACCTTCATGTTCGAGTAGGCGTGCTGCGAGGCACAATACTGACGCTGTGCGGGCAGGCACTGCAGACAGTTGCCTGGACACTTGAACTGCCCGCTCTGCTGATTCTGATTCTGATTTGTCTGATCCATAATCCTTGCTATTTTTTGATAATTCTTGCAAAACTTTCTGATTCTTTCTAAACTTGGAAGTGTTGGATAATCCTGTTCCTGACGAACGGGTTCTTATCCCATGCCCTGATGCCCTGTGCGGCCTTGCCAGCCAGTATAGGCACTTTCCGCTGGGCGTTGGTGGCGATAAAGTCCACTATCGCACTGCGCAGTTCCTCCACCTCCTGCGCATCGTAGGCATACACCTCGAACGTGATGGGGAACACCTTGATTTCTTTCTTCTCATTCATAATGCCGTGAATTAGTTGTTACTGATTGATGGGTGGCAGCGGTGCGGCTGGCGGCTCGGGCGCAGCCGTTGGCGGTATGCCCCGCTTTCTGACGATGCCTGCTATGAAGTCGTAAGCCTGTGCCAACGCCCCCTGGTTCTCTTTCACCCAGTCCATGATGCCGTTGATGGTCTGTGCCGTGTTCTGCTGCCAAGTCGGCGGCACAGGGTCGTAGTCCGGAAGGTCGGGCATGTCGCTCGCAAAGAAGTCGTAGAGTTCCTTTGCCTCCTTCAGGTCGCCCTTTGCACAAAAGAGGCATTGCAGCTTCAGACTGCTCTTGCTCGTCGCCCTTAATCCCTGTTGTACCATCTGCATACGTCGTTTTCGTTTACCATATCCAAACATATCATATTGCCGTGAATTGAATTTGGAAATGAGAGGCTGCGGCAGTGCCGCAGCATACGGGACAGTCACAGCCCCTCAAATCGCTTACGCGCCGCAACCGCAACCGCTGGCAGGACAAGCACAAGGCTGTGGAGCCGAGTACAGGCTGACGGGAGTCGGGTTCAGCGAAGCGCGACCAGTCACGAAGTCCTCATAGGTCTTCGTCATCACCTGCTGCGTAGCTTGCGAGGCCATGAGTTCTGCCTGCTGCTGGGCAGTAAGGGTGCTGGCCTGCTGACCGCTCACGGTGTCCGTGATGGTCTGGTTCAGCGTCACGTCGCCAGCGATGCGCTCCTGACGCTCAGCAGCAAACAGGTTGGTCAACTGATCGAGCTGACGCTGTGTAGCGCCGTTCTGCAGGGTTGCAATCTCCTTGGCGGCAATAGCCGTCTCCTTGGCCTCCTTCGCTTTCGCATTGGAGTACATACCACCGAACAGCCATGCCGTTGCGGCGATGGTAACACCAGCCACGCCAGTCACCAGTCCTGCTACTGCCACACCGCCAGTGTGATTCTTTGCAGTCATGTGGTCGAGCTTCACCTGCTCATAGGGCGACAGACCTTCCTTGGAGTCCATCCCACGGAGCATCATCAAATCATTCATCTCTAATGCCATAGTCTTAAAGTTTTTGTGTTAATAAATAAAGTGAATTGTAGTGGATTTGAGTTTCCTCGTTTCCGACAGCAAATTTCGGAAAAAGAAGCCACACCTGCCAAAGAAAAGCGTTAATGCGCAGCCACCGTTCTTGGCTACGCAGAAACCGCCTGTATAAAAGGCTTTCGAGCGATACAGCCACAGCCATACCGCCCGAAAACCGCTGTTTTGGCTACCGTCAGCCAAAACCCGCGTCACTCTATTGACAAACCTTAACTATCCGTCTCCGATTTCCTCCCCGAAATCACCGGCATCATTGTCAACCGTCTGCTCAAAACGCTTCGCTATATTCTGCATATTCGTCCTGCTGATGCCGTACTCCTGCCGGATGAAAGCATACATGCGCTTTCGGTCGATATTCATGCCCATCATGTTGTGATAAGCCTCGTAAGGAGCAAGGTTTTTAACGTCCTCCACCCTGATGCCGAGAGCCTGCATTAATTTCAGTTTATAAGCGTTAAGTTTCACTAAATTGTACCCACTGATGTGATGGATATTCTCTCGATTGTAATTTTTGTTATAATTTTGCATCGCTACAATTCTTACGGAATAAAATATTGAACCGTCGTATCAGAAAGGAGACCTTTTAGTTCAGGTTCCTTGCGGGTACAGACGGTTCATGTCCGTTAGAATTGTAGCAGGTTCGCCCGCAAGTCCTGAACTTTTTTCTTTTCCCTTCGCGAGAGTAAGCCGCTGTCTGCGGCTGGCGCTGTTAACCGCATCTGGGCGGCGTTCTATCAGCAAATTTACAATATGTGCTTTTTTCGTTTGGGACTAAATAACGGCAACCACCTCTGTATCACAATCAGGACATCATCTTCACGGACGGATCGGAGCTGACGGTCGTCGTCAGGTAGCTGCCAGAACACCACAAAGTCATCCCTGCCATCCATCTCGGACGGCGGGGACTCCCCTTGTGCTTTTCCTTAAATAATGCTAACGAACGCTTGCCGTTCCGAAAACATTCCCTACCTTTGCCGTTCCAACGCGTCTGGGACCATTGTAAACATTCATCCAGACGGTGGCGCTTTGCCGGAGAGGGCGTGCCGCTGAATTTAGCGAAGCCGCCGTTGTCGCCATTATCACCGCCTTCGGATGAGGTGCCGTCCTGGACGCGCGGTCTGCTTGTTCATAGCGAAAACCTTGGAGAACTTGCGGTCTATCTCGGCCTTGATGCCCCACGTCAACATATCGGCGGTCAGCATGTCGGGCGTGGCCACCTGTGCGCCACCGAACTTGTCGGGCTTGATATCCGCGTGTTGGCCTCGAAGCGGTAAAAGTAACTCCGTGATTTCTGTTCTTCGCCGTTAGTCATAATGAAAAAAAGATTTATTGCTATGGATTTTGCGTGTGGACGAAAAGAGCTGTGCTTGTTTGTGCGCCAACCATCGCCACATAGCATAGACACTCCGATATCATCACAGCCTTGCTTCTGATGGGCTTCCATAGCGCTACAGCCATCAAGAGCCAGACGGATAGCCACCACGGATTGATAAAAGCCACCGTGACCTGCGAGAGGATGCCGCCGACCACTGCCATCACGTAGTGCCATTTGACGTGTTCCTGGTCGAAGAGAGGCCACACTGCAACAAAGCCGAGGCATACCATAGGCAGAAATCCGAACACACCAAGACCCCTTGCGTCGAGGATGCCGATGGCAGGAGCAAAGGTAAGGATGGACACGGCAACGAGCCATATTGACCACAGCCACCGCAAGCCGCCTTCGGGAAGCACCCACACCATTGCGCTGATGCTATCTGGCAGTTCTTTCTCTTTCCAAATGGTGGTGCCCACAAAGGACACCACCAGGAGGATAGAAAGCATTATCGAAACGCTCATAGTTACTCTGCGTTATTGAAAATCAGGACAAACGATTAGAAAGCCAGCTTTTCGGGATAGCCTTGCGTATAATCGTATGCCAATACGGTGTTAACCGTGTGTTTGGCATCAACAGCGGCTTTGTGCTCTTCCGTCATGTCGAAGCAAGCCGATGCGTAAAGTTCCAATGCGGTAAGCATCTGTATAGCACTGCTTACAGGCAACGAGAAGGATTGTGTGCCATACCATAACGTTGTGTTTTCGTGACCACCAGCCTGTTCGGCATTCAGTCGCAGCATCAAACCTGCACGTGTGTCTTTGTCAAGCCACATCGGCGTTCCCTGATAGGTAAACTCATTAACTGCCGATGACGAGTCGTAGGCAGTAATCTTGGCTCGTACCATCTCCTTGGCTGCAGCAAGCTCATCACCCTCCAACTGCCCCTTTTGGATTGAAGCAAAGATAATACCCGTAGCAATAGCCTGTGCATCAAGCAAGGCTATGCCATTAGCCACAAGGGCTGCTGCAAATGCCTCTACTGAAGGAGTCTCAGCAGCCACAAGCACAGTATCGTATTCATACTCTACCTGTGTCGATTCCCTATCATTACCCGAAGGCACTTCCTTTGTTGTCTCGTTGAAGTAGATTGCAATGTGGTCGCGATCATACTTTTCGTAAGTCAAACCTGACTGATAACTTCTTGTTTTCATAATCAAAACATTTTAAAATGATGAATATTAAGTGAACTTATAATATTTCTTTCCGTATTTGTTCGTGTTTTCGTGAATGGCCGTCGGCGCAGGCAAATCTTCTGGTGAGAACTCCTGCAACATCTGTTCTATCAGTATTTGTGAACCAGTCCATGCGTAAAGTTCCTCTTCACTCCACTGATGCTCTGTGGTACCATCGGGATGACGAATGATTCCGTTTGAAGTTTTGAACCTTAACGCAGCACGGTTTTCTTTTCCTGGAAATATCGACTTGCCGACAGTATATTCCAAAAGGAGAATCATCTTATCATTTTCGTCTTCGTCAGTATAACAAAGAAAGTCCTCGATAGAACGTCGCTGTTCTTTCGTCATACCTTCAAAAGGAATCATTATTCTCTTTTTCTTAATCTTATCGCCAAGCCGTTCTTCCATATTGACATTCATTTTCCTGAGAAGGTTCCTACAGTCGCCATGCGTTAGCCACCCAATACGCGAGGCACATGCCAGGCGTATTTCCTCTGGCGATTTCCCTTTTTTGCGAAGCTGTATGACCTCTCTCCATAAATCTTGTTTAATGCGTTTTCTTACTTTTCTATAATAATGATGTAATACATAACCGCAGATGTCTATGCCATCGGGTTCAACAGGTCGGACATTCCACGACTTGTTAGTTTGATAGTGATAGTCCCGTGCCAGCACCATAATGGCAATTTCGGTGACGATATGCAAGAATGCCTTGTCTCCAGAGAGCATGATGATGTTGTCGGCAAACCTGGCATAGAACACGCCCTTGTCCACAAGGCTGTCGAACTTCGCGTTCAGGTACTGCACGCCCTTGGCGAGCTCCTCGGCCTGTTCCTTGGTTCGCACGGTTGCTATGCACCAGTCAACATATCTTCGGCGCCAGTAACACATCTTCTCCACATCGTTGCGAACACCCCATAATGATTGTGCTCCGTGGTCAAAGGGCGACAGTTGGAAGTTCGCCTCTATCTGGCTGAGTTTAGTACCGAGCACCAATCCGTTCATGAAAGAACTCAGGATATTGTGCAGTAACCGCATCAACCTTTCGTCCTTGATCTTCCTTTCAAGCACACACTCTATGATATTGTGATCTATCAGTTGAAAGTAGTGGTGCGCATCCAGTTGCACGCCGTAGCGTGTGTCATCATAACTGTTGCGCATGGCGCGGGATATGATATCAATAAAGTCATTCTGTCCTCGTCCTCTGACGCAGGCGCAAGAGTTGCGGATGTATGTATCGGTCAACGGTTTCTCCAGATAATTCAGTGCTGCCCATTCTATATTGTGCTCTGCCGCAGGATAAACACCAAGTTTCCGTAGCTTGTTATGTTCTACGATAGTACGCTCTTCGTATTCTGGTGGCACCCAGTTGCCAAGGTTATATGCTCTAAGAAGTGTTCTGATGTTTGCAGTGAAGTTGCTTTCAAACTCACGGATATCAGTCCTATAAGGCTTTGTCTCTGTGTAGTTCTCATGCGCTTCGATGAAATTATTGACAGTCGCTATGTCGTCCGATAGTCGTTTTATCGTCTTCATCTATTCTGCTTTATTCATTAGATGCTCCTGTCTTCGCACTCTGTTACGGTCCTTCCGCGTGAGCCTACCAACACTTGCACCCCCAGTTTATTTTCCGCCATGAGGCGTGGCACTCTCGTCGTCCAATGTATATTTTTGAATATTCCAATAAAGATGAGCGACGACCCGTTGTTCGCATTGGCATTCCCGACACCATTGTTACCATTGACAATCGAAAGGCCACACTGACCACCATTGTTCAGATTGCCGGAACGGATCACAAGACGGAACCCGGAGTCTTTAACGAGAGCTACCATGTTTTTTAGAGCGAAGGGGAGCACGCCCCGCTTTGGGGCGGGGCGTGCTTGCCCCCTTTTTGTTAACCTTTGTCACCTGTTGAACACATTGACCACATCGTAATCCTTAGACCTCGACGTACTCTCCGTCCACGCTCCACTCCTCGGTCACTTCGCAGAGCGACGACCCGCCGTACGCATAGGCATTCCCGACACCAATGTAACCAAGGACAAACGAAAGGCCACACCGACCACCATGGTCCAGAGAGCCGGAACGGAGCACAAGACGGAACCCGGAGGTTATAGCAGGATTGTAATAATCATCGCTGAAGCGATTGGTCTGACCGACACCGATAGGCAGCAGCTCAAGATTCTTGAAGAGCACGCGGCTGATACTGTTCCATGCAGCACTCTCATAAGCAGGTGTGGTACCACCAACCTTAAAGCCCGTAGCGCTGTTGCCGATGCTGTAGGTGTAATTGCCGTCCACCTTACAAATCTTCTCGGCTATCAGGTGCGTCTGACTCTTATCCTCATTACACTGCAGCAACTCGTCGGTCATCATCTTCCACATGATACCGCCCATGCCGTTCTTCAATCCGAAGAAACAGGTACCCTGCATGGTCTGCAACGTATTGTCCTCACCGTCCTTCACTACATAGTTGAACACGCCACAACGGTCGCCCAACTCTATACCTGCACTCAGTGGGAACACGGGATAATAGTCCCAGTTGGCTCCCCACCAACCGCCTGCATTGGTAGGACCAGTACCAAGTCCGCCCTGATACAGTCCATTGGCGTCCTTATTGGCATTATAGGCGGCCTGTACGTTCAGGTTACCGAAGATGACGTAGAAGAGTATGGCCTTCACGCAGTCAAAGCGCATACTTGCACCCAGCCATCCGTCGCCATTCAGGCGGGCGGCAGTCAGGAATGCGTTGGTAGTCATAGAAGATGCAGGGCGTCCGAGCATAGTGTTATACTGTCCGTCACGACTGCTGTCGTTGTTACCACCACGGTAGTCGGCACCCATATTGATGTAGCTTACCAGCTTACCAGTGCTGCGTTCCATCGTAGCCCATCCAGCCGCAGACTCAGAGGCCACGGGAATGGTGTAGTTCACCTCGCCGGGAATCTTGCCCTTGGCAATAATCAGCGCCAGCTCGTCGCCCTGCTGTTTCACCACGATATAGAACTTCTTGCCCCATCCCCACTGGTAATGGCCTTCTGTACCATCCAGTTTGGCGGGAGCACCGTTCTCGTACTTATAATGGTTGTCGGCCATCAGCTTCTTACGGCTGTGGTCGTTCTTCACGATGTAGCAGCCCAGTCCGAGCCATTCGGGCAGCTGCTGTCCGAAGGCGAGGTTGCCGATGTAGTGGTCGGCCACGGGCGTGGAGTTCTGGAGGTTCCACACGCGGCCGAAGTAGGTCACGCCGCTGGCTGCTGCCAGCTCGTCGATGCGCTGGCGTGCCACGACGTCGCAGGCGTTGATGGGAACGCCTCCGATTTTCAAAATGTCAAATTCCTGTGCCATAATGCTTATAAATTAATGAGTGAATACTTGTACTGCTTATCCGAAGACGACGGCGCGGTTGGCGGCGTCGTATGACACCTTCGCCGTGGCGGGGAAGATGATGGCCCGCGTGGCGGGATCGTAGGTCGGACCAGCGAACTCGTCGAACTTCTGGTCGACCTCGGTCTTCGAGTAGGTGGTGCTTTGCGGGGCGGCAGCGTCGGCCTTATCCAGGGATGACTGCACGCCGCTGGAAAGGTCTGTCTTTGGTATGCCGCCACTGGGCTTGTCGTACTTGGCGTTCCACGCCGTCTTGTTCTGCGTGGTCACGTGAATATCGGAGTTGCCAACGTGCGAGTCATATCCGCTCACCTTCGCGCTGGTGATGGCCGAGTTGATGGCTGCCCACTGCGCGGCGGTGTAGCCAGAGTTGTTCAGACTGTACTCGAACGCCCATGCCGTGCCGTTATGCTTGTAGCGGTCCACGCGGGCAATCTCCGTCGGATTGTCGTCGGCCGTCGGCACCTGTACGAAGGCGTAGTCGTTGTTGTCTGCCGTCTGGATGGCGGTGCCGAGTGCGGTGGCAATCTGCGACTGCGTGGCCGAAACGGTCAGCGAGAGGTCGCTGACGAGGTTGAACGTGCCGCGATGGGTGGCCGTTGCCGTCGAAACCGACGAGTTGACAAAGCTCTTGTCGGCAAGCTGGTTCTGATCCGACGCCTGTGCGGGCACGATGTCGTCGAGGAGTGCCTTGGCGGCGTCGGCCTTGCCAAGGGACGACTGCACCGCCGAGGTCATATCCGTGGACGGAATGCCGCCTGACGGCTTCGTGTACTTCGTGTCGATGTGGTCGGTCTTCAGTTTCTGCAGCGAGGCTTTCAGGCCGCCGACGCTGACGGTCTCGCTCTCATGGCCACTGGTGCCCTGCACCTGCTGGCCGTTGTTCTCTAATTCATCTGCCATATTCTTTTCTTTTTATTGGTTATACAAATGTCACGGCGTCAGACGAGTTCGTCGACGATGGCCTCGCAGGTGGCGTCGGATGCAACGGTCGTACTCGGCAGTTCTGCCCTCAGTTTGTTACGGAACCGATTGAGCCGTCGCACGGTCACGTACTTTGTTTCGTTTGTTAGTGCCATATCTCTTGATGTTTTAAAATGTTTGGCAAGCCAGCAGGGAGTCGAACCCTGCTGACCTGGGATAGAGAGATTACGCGAAGATGCTGTCGATGTCGTCGTCGGAGCACTCCAGCAGCAGGTCGAGCTTCTCCTTGTCGGTGGCGAGCATCAGGCCGTTGGTGCCGCCTGCGCCAGAGGTAGAGGCAGACACGTTGGGAACGGTCTTCTTGTGGACGGAGATCTCGCCGTTGGTGTCCTGTGTCACGCTGTCCACGAAGGTCGTGTCGTTGCCGCTGGTGGTGGCGTCAGCATCAGCCACAGCCGTCTGCTTGGTCTTGTACTCAGAGAGTGCGTGACCGCTGTCCACGGGGTTGCCGTTGGCGTCGAACTCGGCGATGTTGCCCTCCACGGCGTCGGCGTCGATAGTAGCCACGTCAGTAGCTGCGATGCCAGAGTCGGTCAGGTTGCCGTTGCCGTCCAGTCCGGCGAGGTTGCCGCTGGTAGCAGAAGCCACCTTGTCGGCCTTGCCGCTGATGTCCTGGTGGGCGATGAGCACCTGCTTCGACAGACCGCTCTTCAGCTGGATAGTGGTCTTGTCGGCGTCGGCACCCTCACCGTCGGTGATAGACATCTCGCTCTTCAGGGCGTAGCCTGAGAGGTCGTACATGCCGGCGAAGATGTCGTACTTGTAGACGGGCTCAGCGGCGGTGCCTACGTTGGCCACATACACGTTGGCTCCAGCGGGGATGCTGTGGCCAGCGCCCTCGGCGAAGTCGGCTGTGGTGGTGAAGGCGTCCGTGATGTTCCACATGAAGCCGAGGTTGGCAGCAGCCAGGTCGGTCGAGGGAGCGAGGCTTGCGAAAGCCTTGGAGCCCTTGGGGATGATGGCGCTGGGGAGCGCGTTGATCTTGCCGAGCAACTCAGCCAGAGCGGCCTCTACGGTTTCTGCATTCAGACCAGTGATGGCGGTGATGGCCTGTGTCTGATACTTCTGAGCGAGCTTAGCCTCGAAGCGGCTCAGTCTTTGTACGGAAACGTACTTGGTTGGATTTGTAATTGCCATAATGCAAACAAATTTTAGTTAATAAATCAGTGAACTATGCTGAGATTTAGTCTCATTCTATCTTGTGTTGGATATTGTTGGTTGGTGTGCGGGCTATTTCTTAGCCTTGCGCTTCTTGTGTGCTGGCTTTTGTGCGGACTTCTTCGGCTTTTCTGCCTGCTTGTCTGGCACCCGCATCGTGACGAACAGTCTGCCGCTTCCGTCCTGCATCAGCAGCTTCGACTCGCCAGTTTCCTTGCAGTAGTCCTGAAAGAACTCGGTGAACATCGTCATGATTTCCTCGGCGGTGATTTTGTGAGCGCCCGCCTTCATGCGTTTTCCGTCTGCGGTCTGGTGTCCTGCCCAGAACCCGTCGGACATTTTGAAAAGTTCCAATTCCTTTGTCTTGTTCATATCGCCTTATTGATTATTGAAAATATTGTCGATGTCGTCATCGGCGGCCTCGATGTTTGGGTCAAGATCCTCCTGATGCACGCCGCCGTCCTTGATCTCGTCCGTGCCGACCGAGTCCTTCGGAATCACGTCGATAGTCGAACCCTCGGGAAAGCGGATCACCAAATGCCGCTTGCCGACGATAGCGCCGATGAGCAGATTCTGCCCGTCCACCGTCTTATAGTAGTACCGCTGGTTGCCCTCCTGAATCGACTCCAGTCCCTTGAAGTCCTCGGGCAGGTAGCTTGGATATTTGTCTGTCGTTGCCATATCGTTATTTTTTTAGTCGAAAATGCTGTCGATGTCGGCGTCGCTCGCCTCATTCTCCTCCTGACTCCCGTCGATTTCCTGCTGAATCTTTTGCGGGATGGTCTCGTCGTCAGTGATGCCGCGCATCACGTCCATCATCTCCGGAATGGTGTTCACCTCGCTGTTTGGTTCGCGGCCCTCGATGAGCTTGAGAAACTCGTCGCCAGTCATCGAGAGGCGCACCTTACCGTCAGCAGTCGAGCGGTCGCTGAACGAGATGCGCTGGCCGTCGGAGGTATAGACAAAGTTGCCGTCGCTGTCGGCCAGATACTCGCCGTCGCTGACGTTCACCGTCCATATCTGCTCATACTCGACGGGATGCCCGTCGCAGCAGTGCCGCTTCGTGGTCTCGCAGTCGTTGCTGCCGATGTAGAGCGGCTGGCGGTCGTTCCACATGCGATGCTGCTTGGCGTAGTCGGCATCGGCATAGGCACCGACGAACACGGCCATGTACTCGCCCTCCTTTACATTATCTATATTGAAATAGCAGCGGCCCTCAGAGTCCTGATAGCAGTCACTCTTCAGCAAGCGGGCCACCACGCGACCCCAACTGTTCTTGATGACGATGTTGAACGGGTCGCGTGTCAGGTCGAAGTTTTCCTTTGTCACCGTCACGCGGAACTTCAAATCCGTCCCCGGCGGCACCACTGGTATGTTGATTGTCGTTACCATATTCCTTTGTACTTTTGCTGATGCTAAGTTACAAAATGCTTCTGCGAAAATGGGACAACGACGTTAGACGAGTTCGTCGATGATGGCCTCGCAGGTTGCGTCGGTGGCAAACGTCAGCGTGTCCTGTTTGCCGGCGAGAGCGGTATTGACATTCTGAAATGCGATATATAGCCCGCCGCTGGTAACGGCCTTGTCGGAGTTTTCCGTCGGAACGGTGTCGAATCCGATGGCGGCGAGTACGGCATCAGCCAACTCTTCCTTCTGCTCGGGCGTCATCGAATCGAAGTCGAGCGAAATGCGTGCGCCCTTCACATACTGCTGCCGGGCGTAGTCCCACGTGTAGAGATAGCCAGCATCGCCTGGATGGGCGGCGGTGCCGTCGGCGAGGTAGGCGGGGTGGTCGGCCATGTTCTTGGCATAGTCGCCCTGCTCGTTGGCATAGCCGGAGGCGGTCTGCGACGTGGTGTGGTCGCTCTCGGCGCGGGCATGGTCGGTGCCGGCCTGCGTATGGTCGCTGGCAGCAGTCGAGTGGTCGCTGACAGCCTGCTGATGGTCGAGTCCTGCCTGCGTGTGGTCGGCCTCGATGACGGGCTTGTAGTTCTCCAGCCAGTCGGCGAAGGCTGCGCTCGATGCCTGGTCGAGGTCGCTGAGGAAGGTGAAGCCTCCTGCGGCGTTCTTGGCGTAGAGCTTCGCGTTGTCGGGGTCGGTGGCATCGGTGGTGGCAATTATCACGAACTTGGCCTGCGGCACGTTGGCGGCGTCGGCCTGCATGGCTGCGACGGACGTGTAGGTGCGGTAAATCTCGAAGCCGATGTTCACGCTCGTCTGCACGCCGCTGCGGTTGGTGATGGTCACGGTCATGCCCTCCAGCTGCGCATTGACGTTCGACGCCTCGCTGGTGGCGCTGACGCTGGCGGTGTGGTCGGTCTCGGCGCGGCTGTGGTCGCTGGTAGCCGTCGAGTGATCCGTGGTGGCAGTGGTATGGTCAGTCTCGGCACGGTTGTGGTCGCTGGTGGCACGAGTCTCACGGGCGGACTCCTGACTCTGACGGGTGGATTCCTGCGACTGCCGCGTCGATTCCTGAGCCTGACGTGTGGCCTCCTGACTCTGGCGTGTAGATTCCTGCGACTGGCGCGTCGATTCGTTGGTCTGTCGCGTCGATTCGTTGGCCTCGATGGCCTGACGGGAGGAGTCGGCGTTCTGCGCGGCGGCGTTGGCGGTGGCGGCGGCAGCATTGGCATTGGCAATACTGGTGTCCACGCGCCCGGCAGCGTTGTTGGCATTGTCGCGGGCGGCATTGGCCTGGGTGACGGCGGTGCTGACGTCGCTTTCCAGTTTTGTCACTCGCGTCTCGGCCTCGGCCACCTTGTCGGTGATGGGCTTCATGAACGTGTTCATCGGCACGTGACGGTACTCCTGGAAGACGGTGAGCGTCTGGTCGGTGAACTTCACGGCGGGCATGGAGACGGTCTCGTCGACCTGGCCGACCTCCATCTTCTGGATGTCGCCCAGCTCGATGTTCTTGCCGTACTGCTCCTCCATTTCGAGCCATTGCTTGCGGAAATCATCTGATACTGCCATAGTGGACTTTGAGCTTTGAACTTTGAACTTTGAGCTTTATGATTACTTTTTTTCAACACAGAGGTACAGAGGTACAGAGCTTTTCTTTCTTTAATCTCTGTGTCTATGTATCTCTGTGTTTTGGTTTATCCTTCCAGCGAGTCGCCGCCGTTGTTGTCATCAGAGCCGCCGTTATCGTCGGAGCCGGAGCCCGAGCCGTCCTTCTTCTCCACGTAGGCCCGCTCAACGGTATCTTTCACCTGATACTTCGGCTTGTAGTCGGCCAGCAGTTCATGGAACTTCTGCTTCACCTCGACGTAGGGGCGCAGCCTGACGCCGACCATCGCCACGAGTTCGACGGCATGGTCCACCATGTCCTGCTCGGTGTGAACGACGTCGGGCATCAGCTCCTGCGCCTTCTGCAGGTTGATGCTCTTCGTCGGCAGGTCGAGCCGGGCGTCGGTGTAGAGTCGCATCATCACGGCCTCCTTGGTGTTGGTGTACTGGATGCCGAATCCCTCGGCCATCATGCGTGCCGCCACGTCGAGGAAGCGCGACAGCACCATCGTGATGTCGTCCTTCTCCAGATGGCGCATCTTGTGGTGCAGCTCCTCGGCCACGAAGTCGAGCGAGACTTCCTTGGGCAGTTCGTTCACGGTGAGCGTCCGTCCGGTCGTGCCGAATGCCTCGACGCCCTGATTCACGTAAATGTTAATGTCAATCATAATTGTTACTTTTTTGTTGTTGGTGAATATTCTTTTTTTTCTGTCTGCGGCGCGTCCGTCGTGCCACCTGCCGGGTGCTACGTCGTATCACCTGCGAGGTGTTCCGTCGTGCCAGCCGCCATGTGATACGTCGTACCACCTGCGGGGACTCTCTGCCGACCGCCCGCGTTTTCTACCGACAAATTTAGTGTCGTGCCCGAAAAATTTTGGGACAATGGGCCTCGAGGGCCGCCCCGCAAGACCGATTTTTATTAATCCCAAGCCGACTTCGTTGCATACCAGTTGCCGCCGAAAGCGACGAACTCGCCTCGCTCGAAGTTGGATATCCTCACCTTCACGAAGGTATTGGCTGGCAGTCCCGATGCCTGTCCGAGCACCTTGATGTAGCCAATCGTGTTCCGCTGTACGTCCACCCAACGATCATAACTCGTACACTGTATAGTGATGATTTTTCCGTCGGGCGGATTGTATGGCAGGGTGATGGTGAAACCGCCGGAATAGTTCGACGGGTCGGCGATAATGAAGTCATAGGTATCGTCGAGCGTCTTTGCTGCAGTTACCTTGTCCACGCGGCGCCCGGCAAACATCGGACCCCATCCGTTACGCGAGTCGTATCGCTGCAGACCATTGCTGGCGTTCAGGCGGAATCCGTCTTGATTCGTACGCGAATAGATACCTGCCGCATCAAGGACTGTAACGCCCGTCTCGTTGGTCGTGGTGGATGTGGTGCCACCGTTGACCATCACCACACCGGCACCATTGGCGTTCTTTGCAATGAACGAACCGTCGGCACTTATCGTGCCCTTCACATACGCATCGTTCTGATACGTCTTGCCCGTCTTGCCGTCCACGGCATAGTTCGGGGCGAAGTTGACGACGCCAGACTTCGACGAGTTCGGATACGACGGGTCGAACTTCTCGTATGAGTTGTAAATCGTGTACGAGCCGCCGGGATAGTTCCACGAAGTACCAGGCCCTATTGTGTGTGCGGAGCCGTCGGTGCCGTACATGGTGCCGCTCTGTGAGATCAGCCAGTCGCCGTTGATGATGAACGAGCCGAGATGTGCATAACCAGAAAAGATAGCCTCGGTGATGATGTACTTGAACACGGCTGTCATCTGGCTCCACGGGTTGCCCTTGTTGAAGTCCGAGTCGGCCGGGTCTTCGTCCTTGCTGGTGTACGTCGAGCTCGACTGCTGCGTGGACGGCCATGCAGCGCAGTCCAGCATATAGAAGTTGCTGCCGCGCTTCACGTAGGGCGCCTTGGTCGCCTCGAACTTATACTTCGTGGTGGCATTCCACTCGCCTGCATAGTAGTACCAGCGGCCTACGTGGCCTGCTGCTCCGTCCTGACCGTCTTTGCCATCCTTGCCATCCTTGCCGTCTTTACCGTCTTTGCCATTCTGACCGTCCTTTCCCACATGTCCGATGAGTTGGACTTCTGAGCGGAAGACGGAGCCGTCGGTGTAGGTCACTTTCTCGTAGTTCCAGAGGTATTCGCCTGCGCCGGGGGCTGTCGGGTCATCATCCCAGCCGTCGCCGCCGTCGGTGGATGGTCTTGACGGAGCCGTGGCCGACGAGGTGATTTTATAATAATTGGTGATGGAGTCGATACCCTTGCCGTCCTTCGTCCAGATGGCCACGATCTGCGGCTTGGTGCGCTCCACGGTCGTGCCGCTGCTGTATGTCACCTTCTCGTAGTTCCACAGGTACTTGTCGGTGGCGCCCCAGTTCGACACGTTCGGGTTGGTGCTCCATCCGCTGTCGGTCGTAGGCACAGGCATCTCGGCGTTGCTGCTGGTGGCCTTGTAGTATTCCGTGATTCCTGTTACGGCACGACCTGCGGCACCGTCCTTCGAGATGTAGCTCACGTTGTAGTTCACCGAATGGCCGGCATCCTTGCTGCCCGCTGCTGACGAAGCCTTGCGGTAGTAGGTGGTGGCCTTCGACCAGAGCCACTTGCCCTGCGTCTGCGTAACCTGCGACAGGTCCTTCCAATCTGAGCTCGACTCGGCAGGGTGCGACGTGTTCGAGTCGCCCACGTAGTACTTCATCTCGGTCGAGCCATCGACGATGATGTCCTGACCGGCCACGCCATCGTTCGGATTGCGCTCGTCGGTGTAGAGCACGGTGGTCGAGTTGTCGCTCCAGGTGATGGTAGTCTCGGTATAGAGCCAGTAGCCCTGCTGCAGCGTCGGCTTCGTGGTCTGCCAGTCGGACGATGATGCCGCAGGCCGCGTGCCGGTACTGTTCGTCGCATATCGGTAGCTCTCGCTCTTCTTCGTGACGCTCTTGCCGTTCTCAACCTTCGCGATGGGGATGGTCTCGATGTCGAGGATGTCCGTAGAGGTGGCACTTTTGGCAATCTTCACGGTCAGCGAACTTATCTCGCTGTTGTCCGTCTTCGTCGAGTAGGTGCCCGTCGACGAGGCGTCGAGCGCCATGCTGCCTGCAAAGACGCTATAGCCGGATGGCGGGGCGGAGAGAGCGCGGGTAGCGCCGCCGCTGCTGTTCACCGACGTCTTGTAGACCTTGATTGACACGGTGGTCTCTGCAGGCGTGTCCGTGGTGGCGTTGTAGGGAATGGCGTTCGGCGATATCACGAGGTCGTACTTGTCGCCGTCCACGATTTTCTTGATCGTCAGCACGGCAGTCTTCGTATGTGTATTGTTGTTGCCGTCCTTATAGACACCCTGCACGGTGACTTTTGCCGTAGCCGCGTTGATGCCCGTCACGGTGATGACACGACCGCTGATGGTGGCCTGACTGCTGGTGCAACCCTCCCTCGCGCTGATGGAGAACGTGGTAGAACCAGACACGTCGCTCGCACCGTCGAACATATAGGCGGTCGAAGTGACATTGCCGCTGACGAGCGTGCCGCCACCCGTATAGAGCATCGAGTCGTTCTCGTTGTCGAGGTCGAGACGGACGGTGTTCTCGCCGTTCTTGCCGTCGCGAACTACCGGGACTGTCTCGCGGTCGAGGAGCACGCCGCTGCTATTGAACAGGGCGAGATAGACGTTCGTGACGCTGCCAGACCCTGATATCTGCACGCTGTTCGCCTTGGGCCACGACGAGCCGCTGCTTGCAGAAGTCGGCATCGACGTGGTGCTATATTTCACAGTCAGCGTCACATCGCCGTCCTTATAGGTGGCATCCGCTGTGGGACTGCTGATTTGTGTCGTGCTGTTGCCGTCGATGCGGTCGATAATCAGCGACAACGGGTCTGGATCGGCCAGTGTGTTGTTCGTGTTGCGCTTGCAGATGAGCGACGAATGGCTCGGGCGCAGCTGATAGATGCGCTGTCCCTTCGACGCAGAGACGGTGAATACCGCCGTGTAGGTGATGCCGTTGTAGGTGTAGCCTATGGTGATGTTATAGGCGTCGGCCATCGTCTTGCCGGCGATGAACGACCACGACAGTTTCTGTCCATAGCCCTGAGCGGCATGGCTGTAAGTGGCGATGCTATCGGCGGGGCCTCCCGTGACGCTGAGCGTGGCGGCACTGATGTTCACCTCCGTCGAGCCGTCGTAGAAATGCACGACGGTCTGCACCGTGCGGGCGGCACTGATTTTGTTGTCGCTCTCCGTCGGTATCATGTCCATCTCGTTGTCGATGTCGAGCCTGAGCGTCGAGTAGGTGCTCCATTTCGACATCTTGTGCGAGTTGTCTGCAGTGCATTCATAATAAGACTTCCACTGGCGCTGTCCCTGCGTCTCGCCGGCGGTCTTCGAGGCGGCAGCGGCCTTGTTGCGCTTGGCCACCCACTCGTAGGGCCAGTCGCGGGAGGTGCCCTTCGGGTCGTCGGTCGTGCGGTTGCTCTCCGCTCCGCAGGCATCCTTATTATTGATATATGGCCGCCACTCGTCGCTCTTGTAGTCGCTGGTGTAGCCGGAAATCACGTCGTTGGTGCTAAACGCCGGGGCCACGTCCTTGCTCGTCCGCATGAACACATACTCCGTGCCGTCGCCGTCCTCGCCGTTGTAGCCCCATTTCGACCGCTCCTTCGGCGCGGAGAACTCTCCCCAGATATGTCCGCCGGAGAACTTGCCGTTGAGCAGGTACGACTCACTCTTACGCTCACACACCCACTCATAGGGATATTCCTGCGTAATGCCCATCGGATTGTCGGTCCACGTGTAGGTGACGCCGCTGACGGTCTTCGCATCAGGCACAAAGTCATCCTCATACCTGCAGCGCGGAACCCAAACGCCATTGATAGTCTTGCCCTCGTTCTCTGTGACATGTCCCCACCCTGTCACGTTACCATTATGGTTCAGATATCCCTGCGGAGGGTTTGCATCGGCTGTGCGGCAGTAGATATACTCCACACCGGCACCGTCCTCACCCTTGGTGCCTTTCACCGACGAGACATGATAATGATCCTCATAGGTCTTGCCGTTAGCATCGGCCACGTCGTAGAGCGTCCGTGTCCAGTTCCACTGATACGGCAGCTGCTCCGTCGGGGCGCGGTCGTACTTCTCGTCGCTCCACACCTGCTTGTCAGTGAAGCCGCTGGTGGGAATCACACCGTAGCCGTTCTTGTCGTAGAGGTCCTGCGGAATGAGTATCGAGGCGCTCTTCGGCGTCTGCGAGGCGGACAGGGCATAGAACTCTATCACACCCTTGATGCCACGGGCATGGTTGCCGATGCAGATGGGCTTCGTGGCGTACTGCGTACCCATGCCATCGACGCGCTGCTCGAAGTTCCACAGAAACTTAAACGTCGGTTTGTTCTCGTCGTAAGCAGGCATAATCGGCGACCATACGGGACAGTTCGGGTGCCGCGTGGTCTGCTTCCACGGGTCATACTGTTTCGTCTGCTCTGTGCAAATCTTATCCACCCAGCTGTCGCTGTTGAACAGCCTCCAGTCGTCAGCGGCGGGGTTGCGCTGGTTGTACCACTGGATGCCCACGTCGAACGGTGCCGCCCAGTCGAACGACGGCGGGAACGCCTTTTCGTAGGTGTCGTACTCACGCAGGCAGTAGTATTCCTCCTGCCCGATCTGGCCGTCCTGACCGATACGGCTGACGCGGTAGTTAACCAGGTCGGGCTTCGGACGGGCGCTGCCATCGGGAGCAGGTGCCATGTCATAGACGATTTGAGTCTTCTCCCAAATATACCAACCCTGCAACTCGCCGATGGTCTTGCCCGTGGCGGCAATGGCCGATTCAAAGGTATAGTACCACGACACGGTGTGGGTCTTCTCATACGTGGCCATGTCGTTGACTTCCTCCAACATACAGGTATAGTAGGAGTCAATCTCGCTGATGCCGTCGCCGTCGATGCCCCAGCGGGCAACGCTATACGTCCGCGTCGGCTCGCGGTCGGGGTCGTTTTTGTCGCGGTAGTAGGTGGTGGTGCGCGTCCACAGGTACTGACCTGCCAGCACGCCCGTTGCCTCGATGGTGTCCTTCCAGTCATCGCTCTCGTCGTCGGGATGGTTGATACCGTCGAGCGAGGCGGCATAGTGAATCTCGCTGCGGGTAATCTCCGTACCCTTGCTGACCTCGCAGAGCCAGACGGCGTTGTGCTCGTCGGAAGGCTCCAAGTAGGTATATACCTTTATCTTATAGACAGTAGTCGAACCGACTTTGCCCGTGGCATAGTAGTGGTCTGTGCCGCTATATACGAGGTCGCCGTCCTCGCGACCGTCCTCGTCGAGGTCGGGAATCTGACGGTCGTAGGCGTAGTAGGTGAACGAGCCTTCGCCCTGGTCGATGTCGGTCACGTCGAGTTCGCGGTAGTCGTTGCCGTTAGCGTCCTGCCATACATATTCGTCGGCCACGACGCAGAGCCAGATGCTGCCGTCCCACGACACACGGTCGTACCAGTGGTAGCGCTGACCCATCTCCCACTCTCCCCTTTCGAGCGGCACACGGAAGGCTTCGTCGTCGTCATTCAGCAGATAGAACCGCTTCGAGCGGAACAGTGTCTCCTCCGGCGAAATCTTGAATACCTGATTGCTCCTCTCCATCTTGAAATTATGGATGCCACGGTAGCCACGTATCGACGGCGGGTCGTTATCGTCACCCGTCGTGCTGAGATTGATCAGGTTCATGCGGTCTTCCTCAATGCGGTTGCCGATGCAGACGAGCGTGTCGCCAGCCATAGGCATGCCGCTGCCTGGGTCGCGGAAACCTTTCTTCTCTATCTCTGAATAGCGGTGACGGGTGCCGCCGATGACCACATCCCAGCCCTCGTAAGGGAAGTCCACGAAGTCATACACATAGCCGTCCTCCAGCAATTTCGAGCCCGTGTTCGTCACCATGCGCCACCAGTAAGAGGTCTCCACGGGCTGCGAGGCGTAGGTCTTCTCCGCCATCGGCGTGGCGGGATCGGGCACGACGCTCGTACCAGAGTTATAAGTATTATCGTGCTTGCTCTGCACCGACGCGGCTTTATTGAAACTCTGGCACTTGGCCTGGTCGCCGTAGCGCCACCAGTTGCGGGTGGCGGTGGTGCCGTCGTCGGAAATCAGATAGCAGCGGAAATGGTGGCACTTCGGCCACTCCTCGTCGGTCATGCCGACATAGACGCGGCGCTTCGTGGCGAGATGGTAGGCTCCGGCAAACGGACCGCCAAGGAAGGCGAATCCCTTCAACAGCCAGGGCACTTTCTTTGTCTTATAACCGAGCGGTTCGTTGTTCACGTCGAGGTATTCCACGCGGTAGATGACCGATCCGGCAGGCGAATAGTTCTGGTTGCCGCCGACAAACGTCTCTTTGCGGATTTCGAGTTCCATGAACGTAGCCTTCTTACGGACTTTCAAAAAATCCACCTCCAGTTCGCTGTTTCCCTCGCCGTTGTCGGCGGTCAGACGGAAGCCGTTGCCGTCGGTCAGTCCCTCCTCGAAGTTATGCGAACGGATATCGTCAATCTTTGCCTTGATGGCGTCGAGCAGGTTGGTCACGTTCAGGTCGGCAATCTCGGCCACCTTCGCCTTCAGATTGCTGAAGATGCTGCCAGCGTCCATAAAGATTTCTTTCAGGAACGTCACCGTGCCCGAAATCGGATCCCATTTGTACCAGTCTGTCTCCAGTGATGAGATGGCCTCGTCGGAGTCGAGGTAGCCGCTCTCGCAGTGGGCGTCCCAGTCGCGCAGGCTCGTGCCGTTGGTCTCGGTGATGATGCCCTGCAGCCAGACGTACCAGTAGTCGTCGGTACCGAGCTGCTCGTCCTGTTCCTCCTCCTTCACAGCCTTGGTGATGTCATCGGTCGGGTAGCCGTCCTCGTCAATCATCTGACCACGGGCGTTGCGCTTCGGCACCTCCTTGATCGAGTAACCATAGATGTCGAGTTTCTGCGACGGGAACACTACCACGGCGTCAGTGCCGACACTCGCCTTTCGCGGGATGGCGACATAGATGTACTTCTCGTCGTTTGAATTGAAGTACGTTGGCGAGATGCTGAGCGGCCAGCGGCGGTAGTTGTGACCGTTGTCAAACTCAAGCCCGTCGCCGTTCAGGGCCGTGTCGGGGTCTGACGGGTCTGCGGGTTTGATGCCTCGCATATATACCATAATGACTGCGCCGCTGGCCACGCTGGCCTGTATGCGGTTAGCCTCGCCAAGCGCATTGAGCGTGATGGTGAGGGCGTTGGGTGCTATCCAATAATTCGCTGCGGTTGTTATCGTGACTGCCATAAACTTTGAACTTTGAGCTTTGAACTTTGAGCTTTGAACTTTGAGCTTTGAACTTTGAGCTTTATGATTTGAACGGCGATCCATTGATGTCGAAGCGGAGGGTGAACTGCACTTCGAGCAGGTTGCCCTTGGCGCGGTCGATGCCGACGGTAGTCTCCTCTGGGACGATATGCACGGGCAGCCACTGGCTGTCGACGTTGAGCCACGCCCACTTTGCCATCAGCGGCTCATGGAGCCACCACTGCTGCCAGGCGCGGTCAACGGGGCCGCTCGACATCTTCCACGTCTCGTAGTCGTTCTGCTTCACACTGACGCCACGGGAGAATTTCTTCAACGTTTCCAGCCTTGCAATGGTGTAGAAATCGTTCTTGATGTTCACCTCGCTCTGGCGCAGACAGGTGATGAAGACATTCTCGTGAACGCCGAGGGAGTTGATGAAGCGCAGCTCGAAGCCGTCAGCAGGCTGGTTGATACCATAAATCTGATGTCCGCCGATGGTCTGCATGCCCTTGGTGACTTGGGTAGATGATACCGACGGATTATTGCCGAACGCTCCGGCATGCAAGTGCGGATTGCCGATAAAGCAAATCTCCGGCGATGCCGACTTAGGCTTACGGCTCCACTGCGACGGCAACTCCTGGACATTCGTGCCATATAGCAACCGCTCGCGATCGGTAAGATAGCCTTGGTAGTACGGTCCTGCGAGCGTACCGGTCACCTCATGCTCGCCACGGTGCTCCACACCGTTGAGCAGATAGTCGTCGCAAGCCTTGATATTGTCACCGGCGGCATTGCCGTAACTGGGATAGCCGCCGTTAGGAATAGGGTTGATGCCTGCTGCGGTGTACTCATACTTCTCGGCGAGTGCGCGGAAGGCGCTGCTGATGTCGAAGTACAACTTCTCGCCGTTGGAAGCGGGCTGCGAGAACTCGAACACCGAGGCGTTGGCAGTCAGCACAATGCGCACCTGGTGGAACGTCGCACTGGCATCAAGGTTGTGCGCCGTCACCTCGAATACAACAGGACTGCCTATCAGCTTGGAACCCGAATAGAGTTTAAGATTGGTTGCCATAACTATGAACTTTGAATTTTGAACTATGAACTAAATCTCAAAGAGGTCGATGGTGACTTCGCCGATGCCCGTCTCGGCTGAGATGGAATAGTTGATCTTGTCGATATACCCCACGTTGTCGCCGATGCGGAAACGGCGGCGCCAGTGGTTCGGGATATCAACAAGCGCGGCTGCCTCGGCGAGGAGGTGGATGCGCAGCTTGCGGCGCTTCAGGAAGAAGTGGATGACCTCCGCCATGAACACGTCGGCCAGACCGCGTGTGGCGATGCGCTTGACGACCTTGCCGCTGCTGTCTTTCTCGTCGGCGTTACACGGCTTGAGCCATGTCTTGCCGCTGACACCCTCCACGGGCTTGCCTTCGAGCGAGAGGTCGCTGGTGACATGGGTCTTGCCGCTTGAATCATTATAATAGAGGAATGGCTTCCACGAACGAATCTTCAGCGAGAACCGCTCGCCGTCGCCGATACCCTCCTGCGTGCCGTTATAGTCATACTGCGTGCCGTACTGGTCCATCGAGTCGCTCGACATCGCATAGCCGCCAGCGACCTGCCGCCATTTTGAATTGTCAAAATTATCGTAATTCCTGTCGAAATTCTGCACAGTGGCATCGGTGCCGCCGCCGCGCATGATGGCGATGGCCAGTCCCCAGTCCATATCCTGCAGCGGCGAATTGCCGTCCTCGGTACCCGTCGGGTCATACGACTCCACGAGCCGCAGCACCTCGGAGGCGTAGATGTCCACCTTGTCGGTATAGACGGGGTGGTTGATCTTCTGCGTCACGAACTCATGCTCCATGTCCTCGTCGATATAGGCCGCGAGGATGGGTTCCGTCGAACCCTTCTTCAGCTCGGCATAGGCATTCACGTCGTTCCAGGACATAGGCTGGAAATCCGAGACGAACTCCTTGATGAAGTCCTCGTTGGCTGGCGAACAGTCGCCCACCTCGATGCCGTGGAACTGTCCGACCTCAAACAGACGGTGATAGGCCACGTCGCCCGAGTCCACGTCCTTCGATATCTTGAAGCGGAAGGCATCGGCGGTGTTCAGGTCGACGTAGCAGGTGACGTTCTCGGTCTTCAGGTCGCTGGCGATGCTTTTGTAGCCGTCTGCAGACACCTTCGTGCGGTCCTGACGGTAGTCGATATAGTCGAAGTCCGTGTCATAGTCGCGCTTTGCCCGTCGGATGTTCTCCATCTGCTCCTTGCCGTCGCTCTCGGCGGAGTATTTCATGCGGACGCCTGTAATCTTCTCGCTCAGTTTGTTCACCTTCAGCACCGTGCAGGGCAGCGTAATCGGCGCGAGGGCGTTGCCGCTGCCGTCCTTCTGGCGGAACACGTCGCGCAGCAGATAAGCGGTGACTTTGTTATGCTGGTAGTCGTAATGGAAGCGGATGCCGAAGGAGTTCTCCAGACTGCTGATGACGGTCGAGACCGCCTCGTCGGGGAAGTTCTCGTTCGTGGCGTACATCGTGCAGACCTTCGCCGTGGCAGAGGTGACGCTCTGCACCGTCGCGTAGGTCTTGAAACTCTCCACCTGACCGACGCCATGCACCAGCTGACCGGCGATAATCTTATACTCCCGCTGCGTGTCGTAGTCGTAGACGGTAATCGAGTCGCCCGCCTCGTCGAAGTTCTTCTCGTCGCTGTCGGGGAACTCGATGCGTCCGCCACAGCCACGGTCGTCGAGCCACTTGTTGATGGCGTCGATGCCGCTGAGCGTCTGCACGGGATGCGCCGTGTCGGTCATGAATTTACATTTGGTGGTGAAGAAGCAGAGTCTTCGTAAATCTTCGATGGCGGTCAATGCCGAGTTGTCGAACACCACGCCGAGGTGATTAAAGAGACAGTCGAGGAAATATAAGACATAGAAACAGATGCCCGACTGCTGGCGGTCGGCATCTAACACCCAATAAGGGCCGTAATTCTCATACGTGCCGTAGTTGTCGTCCACCTTCATGATGTCGTCGGTGGTCTCGCCGATGGTGCCTGCAATCTTCTGACCGCCCTCCGCCGTGGTCTCACCGCTGGCCTTGTCGGCGTTCAGCCCGTGGTGGGTGTAGCAGACGCGGGCGTTGCAATAGCGGAACTTCCCCGCTGCTGGCACGCCGCCGTTGGACTCGTAGGGCTCGCTCACGTTGATGTAGTCCTTTGTCTTTGCGGGGTGGTTCACCGAGATGCCCTCTGGGTAGGTGCGTGGCTTGTTGTTCGACGAACTGACGTTGGCCTTGCCGGGGAACGAGAAACCGAGGGCCTGCGGATCGAACTGACCACTGACAGACCAAGGGCGGTTGTTCAGGAAATCACCCTTCACGTAACCGAAGGTGCTGCTCACCTTGCAGCGCACGTCCACCTCGACGCTGAGCTCCACGTTCACGTCGCACACCTTCTCGCCGATGGGGATAAGTTCGTTATTATATAAAGGTACATCCTGACACTTCAGGTCGCCGATAAGATCATTGAATGACTGGCGGGCTTCGTCGATGTTAAAGGAGAAGGCGCCGTCCAGCTCGTCGTCCTCCTGAATGGCGATGGTACCGCTGCGGAACGGGATGCCGCTGACCGACCATTTGGCGGGGGTGTGCTCCAAGTCCACAGGCCGTTGGTGGCTCTGCGGGTCGTCCACGTTGCCGAAGATATGGCGGTTGCCATCCATCGGCGCCTGCACGGGGTCGCTGTGCATCTCAACGTCGTGGAACAGCGGGTTCTCCTCCGTCACGTCGAGCGAGAAGTCCTGTGGCAGCGCCATCGACTGCCCGTTCACCTGAATATCAATCTCACTGTGCATAGTTTCTTGGTTTTAGAGTAATGGGGGCGTGACGAGCATGGCCATGCCGTCATGGTTGAGATTGTCGGAGTCGCAGCGGCAGCCGCAGGGGCTTTTGGACTCGGCGGGGGTCTCAAAGACGGGGGCGACGAACATGGGGCTGTCGGTGAATGGCTGCTCGGCTTCGAGGCAGGCGTTGAGCACGTCTGGGGCGAGTTGTTCGCGGTCGGTCGGCGAGAGCAGGGCCGCAGCGGTGGCGGGCAGGCCGTGGATGGTGTCGAGGTCTTTCAGGATCGCCGACTGGTGCTGCTGGCAGTATTCGCGCCACTGGCCGAGCAGACGGATGCCCTCGTCGTGGGCGGCGATGCGGCGGTCTTTTTCGACGCGCAGCACCTTTGTGCGGCCTTCGAGCAGCGTGGCCTCGATCTTGCGGAGTTTGTGGAGCAGGCGGCGGGTGGTCGGCGGAATGTCGCTGTCGTCGGCCAGGACTTTCGGCGTGCTGCTCGTGGCGGCGGTGGCGTCGCGCTTGGTACCGCCTTTAATCTGCATACCAACGAGGAACTCGCAGAAGTCTTCGCCAATCGCCTGGGCGATCTGCTCTTCCTGAATAAAGTGCAAATCGGGCAGCATCTGGATGAATTTTTCGCGACTGTCGTAGATGTTCAGGTACTCCTGCAGCACGGTGGCGCTCGGGATGAGCAGCTGCGCGGCGAGATAGAAGTAGCGCGACGAGCGCCAGAACTTGCAGATTTCGTAGAGTTCCTGCGTCTCAGCGGTCACGTCTTCCTCGGTCGGACATTGCGCAGTCCACTGCTCCAGGGTATAGAGCAGGCGGTTGAGTGCGCTGTGGGCTTCCTTTTGGTACGACTGCTTGGCGCGGTTGATGGCCTCGCCGTCGGCAGCCTTGTAGTCCTCGGCGCTGGCGAAGTTGATGCCGGAGCCGTTGATCGAGATGGCCTGCTGGTCGATGGCTCTCGACATGGCGTCGAAGGCGACGCAGCGCTGGGCGATGAGCAGGAGTTTGTTGTAATAGCCTGCCTGCTTGTCGTCGATGGTGGTCATCACGGGTTTGTTCTGGTCGTACCAGTCGCAGAGTTTGTCGTAAAGCGGCTGTCCGAGAGGCTGCAGCAGGAACTCGTGCTCCGAGTTGTCGATATAGCCCACGAATGCGTCGATGTGGTCGATGGCGTGGCTGGGGAAGCACAGTCTTAATTCCTCGATTGTTGTAATTAACATAATTGTATCGTTTTACCTTTTTACTTTTTTTCTTTTACGCGCTCTCGGCCTCGGTAATGCCGGTCTTCGAGTTGTCGAGCGTGGTGAGCACCTCCTTCTTGATCTGCCACTGGAGGTGGGGGTCCCACTGGTTGCGGACGTTGACGACATTCAGCGTGTTGAGCACCAGCTGCTGCATCAGCGCCATGTTCACCTGTTTCAGCAGGTAACGCTCGCGCAGGTCGGTGCCGCCGCTGCGGGTGGTCGTGCCGGGGGTGTTGCCGATCAGTTGCGAATCGACGCCCCACGCGAAGAGGATGATGCTGGAGATCTCGGCCAGCTCCTCCTTGTTGGCCTCGGCCTGCTGGGCGTTGTTCTCCTGCACCTCGACGATCTCCCACGACTTATACACCTTGCCGTCGGCATCCTTGAACGTGTAGGCGAGCATCGGCTCTCCCATGTGGTCGCGGTTCTTCAGGAAGTTGTTGATGGGCTCCACGATCTCCTTCTGGAAGAACTCGCGGCGCTGTTCGGGCGTGTCAAGATGCCTTTGGATATACATTCGTTGTATGTATTCGTCCGAAACATACAGAATCCTGCCTATCACATTGGCATTGTCGCGGCGCTTCTTGCGGTCGGAGATGAGCAGCGAGGCGTAGGTATAGACATCGCCGCTGAAGACCGAGTACCACGCCGGCACGGGGTAATAGGGGTGGCCGTACTCGTTGTACGTGACGGGCATCACTACATGAGTGGGTCGGGCCGCTTTGCCAGTTCGAGCGGTTCGGGCGTCTCGCGCAAGCCGTTCCAGGTCTTGGGCTGGCTGTTGATAGGAGAGTGCCGGAAGAGCGTCGATCTTGAAATCACTATCCTGCGTTGGGATGGTCTGTTCGGGCGATGAAAGCCACTGGTTCGAGATGTAAACATGTTCTATACGGTTTTGGTTCGACATCATTTCGAGGCGCATGGTCTTGGCGTTGCGCCATTTCAGACCGACCACCTTGGGCGACCACTGCGAGGCGGGCACGTCCTTCATAATCACCTTGCCGGTCACGGGGTCGGTCTGCTGCGAGGGCACGAGGTAGGTCTTCTGCAACTCGAACTCGGGGTAGCAGATGTTGTACTGCAGCATGTCGGCGTAGAGCTGCTGGAAGGTCTGCAGCAGGTTGTTGCGCCCGAGGAATCCGATGCGGTCTTCGGCCTCCGTCGCGTCGGGGTCGCCGTAGAGCTGCTTCATCGTCAGCTGCCACGTGGCGAGGTCCTTGCGCAGGCTCTCTATCTGCTCCCGCAGCTCGTCGCGCATCTGCTCGGCGGCAGACTTGCGAGGCTTCGAGGTATCTGTTTCCCCTCCTGAGTTAGGAGGGGTGCCGACAGGTGGGGTGGTCTGAACAAGCGCTATGCCTGCTGCGCCGTCATCCTCAGTCAACTCCGGATGTTCTGCCTCCAGCTTCACCAGCTGCAACTGCAGGTCGCGAATCTGTCCGAGGATGAGCTTGTCGGCCTGATCGTAGGGTATCGACTTCTGCGAGATGTTGCCACCGACGTACTGCGTGTAGGCGTACATCGGGCGCGGACCCATGCCGCAACAGAGGTCGATGTTGAACTTCAGCGCAGCCGCCGTGTAGGGCAGCAGCGAACAGAGCAGTGAGATGACGTTAGGGATGCGGTTGCCAGCGCCCCAGGTGATGTAGCTTCCCTTGTGGCCGTTTGCCGCCGTCACTGGCTGTGCATAGCCGCTGCTCACGTGGAGCAGGGGCAGCGAGGTCTTGCCCTTGCCCGTGCCCTCACTGCACGACAGCTTCGCTTCGAGGTAGTCGGCATAGTCGGGACTGATGCCGCCGCCGCTGCCGCCACCGAGCGCACCCGGCACTTCCGTAAATCCGCTCTCGCGCAGCCGCTGTGCCTCGCGCTCAAACTCCTCGCGGCTTGTCACCACCGTCACGTTAGGGTGCTCCGGCAGCGTCGTGCTCTGCATCGTCGCACCCTTCTTCGTCTGTTTCTTTGTTGCCATATCTTTTTGCGATTTATTATTTCTGGCCGAAAGTTACAACCAAGCCGATTCAAAAATGGGACAACCGTCTTTCCCCTCCTGAGTCAGCCGCCGCTGCGGTATTGGTTTCCCCTCCTGAGTTAGGAGGGGTTAGGGGTGGTCTGCGCTCGGCTTTGCCGCTTGCTACCAACGGGACGCAAGAACAAGCGCTTGCTCTATGCGCAGTCCACACAAAAATCCCCGCCCGATCTTCACAGACCAAGCGGGGCGGTACACAATATTGTTATGTATGATAAAAATAAAGGTCGGCGGTCAGAACTTTCGGAGCAGCGAGGGCAGAGCGATGCTTGCATCAGCTTTGCCGAGTCGTGACGAAAGTCTTAGGCGACACGCCTAAAACGGCAGCGGCTCGCCGGTGGCGGGGTCGGTCTGCGGGGGAGGGAACGGTGCTGTCCCTGGCTGCGCTGCTCCCGGCCGTTGTCCCGTCGTGCCACCGTAGGGCTGCGGTGCTGCCACCTGTCCGGCTGGCACGGCACGTAGCACGTTGTAGCAGCGCACCTCGTTATACCAGCGACCTTCGTGCTCGTGGGCGTCGATGTCAAACTGAATGGTAACGTTCTGCTGACCCTGCTGCAGGGCGAACTGCTTGATGCGGTCCTCGCCGAAGATGCGGAAGCACATCCGCTTAGGGTACATACCCGGCACCTCGATGACGTATTCCTGCGACATCCACGGGTTGCCCGTTCTTGCCGACACGCCGCTCTGAGCTGGCAGCACGGCAATGATTGTTCCTACTATTTCCATAATCTAAAGGTATTTGAATTTAAAATCCGTATTGAATACATTTGTGTTATGCTTAATGCTCCGCCTGATGCGTTTCCATGAGATGCCGAGTCGTCTCTCCACCTCGCTGATGGAGGGAAACACCTCCTCGCGGCCATCGTCGTAAATCATCTTCACCTGCTTCGACACCGACGGCAGGTTGATGCGGGCGGCACTGAGTCTATCCTTGATGTCGCCGTAGTTCGAGTTGTACTTTGCCGTACACCATTCGAGATTGTCCGAGCGGTTGTTCTGCTTATCCTGATCCTTATGGTTAATCATCGGCAGTCCGTCAGGGTTGTCGATAAAGGCCGATGCCACAAGCCTGTGAACCATATACCTTCTGATGACTCTGTTCTTCGTGAGTCCAACGCGGAGATAGCCGTCCTTGTCTGCCTGCTGGGTCAGAAGCGACGGTTCCTTTCTTTTATATACTGCGTTCCATTTTCCTTGGAATGTGGCAATGGAGCGCACCCTGCCCTTGTCGCTCACTTGATATAAGCCCTCGTAACCTTCAATGTCTTTCCATATTTCTTTCATATCGCCAAATTAGAATTTTATTGTATCGCCGTATTGGATGAGAATCTTGGGGCGTGTCGGCGGCAGTCCTTGTCGCTGATAGTCACCTGCAGGTAGCCTTTCCGCAGCACGTTCGGGCGCAGCAGCCGCGCCTTCAGCAGTATGCGCCCTGTGTGGTTATCTGCATAGTGGGGAATGGTGCGCACGTGGCCGTAGTTCGACACTTCGTAGCGCCCCTCGAATCCCACCACGTCGCGCCACTCTATGTCCTCGGCGTCCGTCGGCGGCATCACGGGCTTCATAGCCTTTCGGTCGTATGTCTTTGTCATTGTCGATTGGTGTTTGATGTCTTCTTGTTTCATATCGCCATTGGTTTTTGAGGGTTTTGTTTTTTGAACACGGATTATACGGATTGAGGGGATTTTACTCGTCCTGCCATAGTTCGTCCTGATGGTTTTTCCAATACTCGCCGTACTCATTGCGGACGCTTTCGATAGGGTCGATGATTTCGATGTCACGACCACAGCGACCGCAGGAGTAGAAACGGATTACGGCCTTGAAGTCGTCGCCATGTGAGCAACGCTCGGCGATGGCTCGGTTCTTGCCTTGGTCGTACAGTCTGCCGCCACAAATGGGGCATTTCATGTCTTCTGGCTTCGGTATCATTTCGCGCCCTCATTATCCCAATAGTCCTTATAATCAGTCGCACGTTCTTCAGCCGTTGGGTCGAAGATTTCATAGTCACGACCGCATTTCTTACAGCGGACGTAGTTCAGCATGGCCACCTTGTCGCCGCCGTAGCCATTGCGCCATGTGCCGACACGCTCTTGCCCGTCGAACGATAACTCACCGCCGCAGAAGATGCACCTCTGTTCGGCTATCTTTTCTCTTGTCTGTTGAAAGTCCATAATCACTGTTCGTTTGATTTCCAATACTCGGCATAATCGCCGTTTCGTTCACTCTCCGATGGCTCCGTCACCTCGATGTCACGACCGCAGCGGGTGCAGCGGTATGAGCTGACAATGGCATCGTCATCTTCTTCATAGCCGTCGTACATTTCAGCGGCCAAGCAGTCGCTACCATGATTGATAAGACCGCCGCAAAAGGGGCATGTTGTTAGTTCTGTCATATCGTTTACATTAAAAGGTTTCGGAATATGTGGCATAGCACGTTTACCACGATGCTATTTCCAGCCATCTTCTGTAATTGCGTGAAGGATATGTCCGACGACACCAGCTTGTCGATGTCTGCATCGTCCACGTCCATCAGCCGGAACGCCTCGCGCTCCGTCAGTCGGCGCAGTCGCCCGTCGGGGGCTGTCACGTAGTTGTCGGTACGTCGCCAAAGGTGATCGCCGCAGGTCAAAGCCCTTGCGTAGTTCTCGCCGCCGCCGTCCACCGTCGGTTTGAAGTTCGTACCTGGTGGCGTGTTGAAGATGGAACGGATGGCCGCTTCACTCAGGAAGTAACGCTCGGGCACCGTCGGCTCCAATACGTCGCTGAACTTCTTTTCCAGCGGCAATGGTTCTGGGAAGTGGTACGGCTTGTGCTCGCCGAGGATGCTGACCATGTAAAGCCGCAGTCGGTTCTGCGGCACCTCGTAGTGGCGGGCGTTGAGAATCTTCCAGTAGTTCGTGTAGCCGTAGCCCTCCAGTCGCTTGCACCAGTCCTCAAACAGCGGTTTGAACTTCTTGCTGACCACGGCACCCACGTTCTCGAACAGCAAATACTTCGGTCGCAGGGCGGCAATGGCCCGCTCGCTTTCCCACAACAAACTGCTTCGGGTACCGCTGCCTTCCTCGGCTCCGGCTTGCAGTCCGGCAATCGAGAAGTCTTGGCAGGGCGACGAATAGGTCAGCAAGTCCACTTGCTCGTCGCCAGTGTCGGTCTGCTCCGGCGCAAACAGCAGGTATTGCTTCGTGTAGTAATCGACGGCGGGGCCTTTGCGCATTTCCATAAACGTCTGCCAGTTTATCTTGCTGATGTCGCCAATGTTGCGGTTCGCATACTCTGGGAACAGCAGGTCGTGCGCCTTTCTTGCGTCGTCGTCAATCTCACACCAAGCCACCAAGTCGAAGTCCACGCCCAAACGTCGCAGGGCGAGGCATTGACTGTCATAGCCGGAAAAAAGCGTTACTGTTCGTATCATATAATTCGTTTAATTAAAACTTTCGTTTTGATTTTGCTCACGCTCGGCAATGCTCAAACCAGTTTGGCATTGCTCCCGCTCACTCGCAGCCTTGACCTGCGGTCGAGCCTGCTCACGCTCGGCATTCTGGAAGCGAGCTTCCGACTGCTCTCGCTCACTCGCAGCCTTCACGGGCGGTTCCGGCATCGGGATGTGCGGCGGTATGACCACCGACCCCATATACTCCTGCGCCTTGTCGATTTTCCACTCGTCGATGCCGAGCGACTTCATCGCCTCTCGCATCCTCCACGTCAGGTGTGCCGTCACGCGGCAGTAGAGCCATTCGTGCCGGCTAAGCCCCCACAGCGCACCGAATCCTGCGCCAAGTGTGAAGGCCAATGTCATGCCGATAATCATCGGAATTGTGTAATCAGTCATATCGCCATTGGTTTTTGAGGGTTTTTGTTTTTTTTGAACACGGATTATACGGATTGAGGGGATTATTCAAAGAGCGATGCCGAAGTAGTCCGAGAGAAATGCCTTGCAGTCGATAGCCCCGTGGAAAAGATTAGGCCCAAACTTTCGGACGAACTCCTCGTGGCTATTGCAGAACACGTCGCGGACAAACAGTTCATAGTGGTCGTGATACTTCTTCTTGACCTTGACGATGGGGTGCGTGTTCCACCATTTCTCGCCAGCCCTAAGCCATGCCTTGACTAAAGCGGGTCGTTCACGAAACTCATGCAGTCCATTGTCATGCTTTTGCGGACACCCCATACAACCGAGTCGGCACGATACACAGAATTTGCCATGCTCGTTATAATAGAGCGGATGGCATTTGATACCGCGCTCCTTGATAAACATTTCGACATCCTTGTCAGTCCATTCGAGGATAGGAAGGAACACTGAAACGTGGTTCTTCTTGCTGCCATTGTAGATGCGGCATATCTGTGGTTCGCCGTACATCTGCGAACGCTTGATGCTTTCCGAGCGACGGATGCCCTGTACGGCTACGTCCAATATCTTGTACTCTTTCAGCACCTCGCAGCAGAATCGGCGCAGACGTGTCGGATATCCTCTGTTCTCAATGACCTGATAAAACGTCTGCTTAGGCTTATGTACCTCGACGCCTTGCTCTACGCAATGCTTAATCGTGCCAGGCGGGTCGATGGTCGTATTCTTGTAGATAGCCCGAAAGTTGATGCCGCTCATCCGTGCGAGTTCAAGGATAACATCGCTGTCCTTGCCGCCCGAATAGCACACCTCCACGGGTTGTCCTTTCTTCTTTGCCGCACGCTCCGCCGACTTCAACAATCGGATGGCTCGCTCGACTTTCGTCTGCAAGTCAACCTGCTTTGGTGGCATCGGAATCGGGTTGCCGAAAAGGTCAAGTTGTTGTATCATATCGCCATTATTTGAAAAAATCTCGTTGTCGTTTTGAAAAAAGGGAGCGGGGTGCGGATGGCGCTACCCATCTCGCAGCCTTCACGGGCGGTTCCGGCATCGGGATGTGCGGCGGTATAACCACCGAGCCCATATACTCCTGCGCCTTGTCGATTTTCCACTCGTCGATGCCGAGCGACTTCATCGCCTCGCGCATCCTCCACGTCAGGTGTGCCGTCACGCGGCAGTAGAGCCATTCGTGCCGGCTAAGCCCCCACAGCGCACCGACTGCTGCGCCAAGTGTGAAGGCCAATGTCATGCCGATAATCATCGGAATTGTGTAATCAGTCATATCGCCATTGGTTTTGAGGGTTTTGTTTTTTTGAACACGGATTATACGGATTGAGGGGATTTACTTCTCATGTATTCGATAGTCGAAGCCTTTCTCCCTTGCCGTCTTGCTGATGAAGTCCATAGCGTCGAGCCGTGAGTTGCGCCGATAGTCGGGACAGAGCAGTTCGGCACCGCTGTCGTAGAAGTGAATGAAGAATAGCAGGGTGTGACGCTGACGGATGAGGAAGTACGTGTCGGTCACTTGCTCGATGCGGAAGTGCTTCACGCGGCCTGGTATGTCTGACACGGTTTCCTGCTTCACCACGTATCGCAGCAGATGCAAGTAACCCATGCGCTTCATCTGACGAGCGAGTTTCCATAAAGCCGTCAGTTTGTTGATGCCAATGACCACGGCATACTCATAGCAGCCCTCGCCCTTGTCGTTCAGTGCCCACGCACTCAAATGATGATAGCCGAAGGTGTTACGGCTCCATTGCAACATCAGTCGCGGCTTCTTCTCCTTGTCGTCGTAGGCTTGCAGTTCCTCTGCCGCCGTGCGGTAAATCTTGCCAAGGCGGTCGTCACGATGCTTAATGTGCTCGCCCTCGCTCTTGAAGAAGTCTATGAGCTGCTGTCGGTCGGGCCACTTCGACTGAAACACTTTCGGTAACTTCTTGCGGATGGCATCAGCCGCCTTGCTCCAATGGTTGCGCTCAGGGTCTTTCTCCTGCTTGCGTTTCTCGTCGCTCCAGTAGTCCCAGCAGTAGCCGTTGACAAGCGCGTGGCAAAGCTCGTTGTAAATCTCCGTGAAGAAGTCCACGTCGCGCCACACTTCGGGGTGTGGTGTCGGGTAGTGGCTCACTATCTCCACCATTCTTGCCAGCGACCACGACGGTACGGCATCCTTGGTCTTTTTGTTGCTGATGGCGTAGTCTTTTTCCTTGATGATGTAGAGGTCGGCTGTGTCCTCTCTTAACCCCAGCTCAATCAGTTTCTTCGATTGAATGGTGTTCGTACATGTCGGTTGTGGTTTCATACGTCAGTCCTCCTTAACGCTTTCCGTTCCTTTTGTTACCGTATCAAGGTCGAACTTTACGACCACGATGCCGTCATCCGCAAACGAGCGAAAGTCGATGCGGACACCTGGGCGGTGGTTGCCATAGTCGTGCTTGGTGCGCTTGCGCCACTCTGATGCAAGAGCGTCTGCGGTCATTATCAGACCGTCTTCGTTCTTCTCCTTCACAAGGCCAACAATCGCATTCGCACTTTCCTTTGCGATGTCGTAGAGCAGTTCATGGTCTTCCTCGGCCACATCATTAGTAAACCCTACCGTCACTTTCGGCGTGTCGTGCGGTTCGTTCTCGTCGAAGTGCTCCTTCATAACGTCGGCCACCTCGCTGTCCCACTCACGGTGCTTTGCGATGTCGCGCAGGGCGGCAACGAACTTCTTCACGTCTTCCAGCCGCTGCACCTCTTCGGCCAACATCGCGTTGGTGTTCGCCAGTCGTTCCATCCGTCTTGACATCAGCCAGCATAGCAGGCAGAGCGTCGCCATGAGCAAGGAGTTGAATACTGTGGTGAGGTCAAGTCCTCGCCAAATAGCGGCAAATATCCATGCCGCCCATAGAATGTTCACGATGATTATCGCAAACGTCATAAATCCTTTAATTGCGTCTTGTAGTTTCATATCGCCATTATTTGAAAAAATCTCGTTGTCGTTTTGAAAAAAAGGGAGCGGGGTGCGGATGGCGCTACCCATCTCGCGGCGTTCTTGTGGTGTCGGCTGTTAGTCGAAGCCGGTAAGTGTAAGAAGAACGTTTGTCCGCTGCGGACATACCGCGCAGCCCCGCTTGACCCCTTGGTGGTGATGTCTTACGTCTTACGTCTTACATCAGACATCAGACATCAGACATCAGCCATCGGGCGTTTAGCCCTCCAGATTGTCATCGTCCGTGCCGCTGGTGTTGCCGCCCTCGTCAGGATCAGTCGTGGTGTTCTCGCCACCGTTCTCCTGCTCCTTCTTCTCGTCCTCGGCGCTTGCCCATGCCAGCTTGGCACCCTTGATGGCAGCGTCAATCTCGTCGCTCGGACGGTAGTTCACCCTCAGCGTCAGGTCGCTCTTCTGCAAGTCCTCTGCCTTCTCAGCCCACTTGCCGCTCACGGCAGGGTAGATGGCACCGATGGGACCCAGGTCCACAATCTTGCCGTTCTTCAACTCGCGTGCAGCGGCCTGCAGAATCAGCTTGCCGGCAGCCTCCAGCTCAGCCACGTTCATCGTGGTGTTCAGTCCTGCCAGTTCGCAGATGTCTGCAAACGACTGCTTACCATTGGTGATGGCGCGGGCGGCAAAGCCTTTGGCCTGCGTCTTTGGGTTCTGTGCGTTCACCTTACGCACCTTCATTGTCATTTGTGCCATTTTCTTTTGGTTTTAAAAATTAAAAATATATTACGTTTTGCCTTATGGCCATTTTCAGGGAGTGCAAGCACTCTTTCCAGATTGTGCAAGCACTTTTCGGAAAAAGTGCAAGCACTCTTGTTTTTTCTGTCAGCAGCAAAGGTACTGCTTTTGCCTCAGTCCTTGCGGACATTGTTTGCGAGTGCTAACGCTGCGATTGAGCGAGCGAGGTGCCGAATCTTGTTCGAGCACATCCGAGCGTGAGCAGGGTCGGCGAAGTCAACGCTGCGATTAAGCGAGGGCAGACGCAAACTCGTTTGCAGTATGCCGAGCGTGAGCAGGGTCTGCGATGACAATCGCAAAGTTACGAAATCGCGCTGGCGGAATTGGGACATTATGAGTCCCCCGCCAATCGGGGGGCGGCTATCGCTCGGCTTTGCCGCTTGCTACCATCGGGACGCAAGAAAGCGGGGGGAATACTCGCTGAAGCGCCCTGTTTTCTTTGAACACGAACTTTCCGATTAAGCGAGAGCAGACCAAGCTCGCTTGAAGTCTGCCGAGCGTGAGGAAAGTCATATAAACATATAATTTCACGAATTTCACGAATTATTTCAGCATTACGATAACAAACATCAGAACGGCCAGCAGCCAGCCCGTCAGCGTAACGGCTCGTCCTATCAGCCAGTCGCGGCGGGCACGGCTCTCATACCTTTCGGCGTTGTTGATGTGCATCAGTTGCTTGCCGAACTTGCGGTAGAAAGCCGACGTGGCATAGTTGGCCGCAAACTTCATAATACGCTGCCGTGTCTCGCGGTCGATGGCAAAGGGATTCGGCTCGTACTCGTCCGATGGTGTCACGTAGCCGTACCTCGGCTGGCAGTCGAAGCGGAACGTGTCGGCAATACTGTCGCAGCCGCCGTTCTGCTCTCGGACGTAAGCGTCGATATGTATGCCGCACACACCGTTCTTCTTGTAGTATTCCACTGCCCGCTCGTCTATCTGCCTGGCATTGGCCTGCGCCAGTTCAACGAGGCGATTGTACTCCGTCTGCGTCAGCGTAATCTTCGGCGTGACGCTCGTTTCGTTCAATACTTTTTCTATCATATTCGTATTCCTTTTAATTTATTTATTCCTGCGCCTTGCCTGCTTCTGCTGGCGGCGCTTGGCTTTCTTCTTCTTGGCATAGTCCTTGGGGTCTTGCCGACCTCCAATGTGCTTATGACCTTTGCCGATGTTTGCGCCTCCGTAATAAGGTGAAGGCTCCTGCCAAAGGATTTCGGGCACTTTCGGCATTTCCGGCATCGGTGTATATACGACGGACTCCTGCCGAATCCTATCCATTTCGTCACGCTCTACCGGCACGAGGATGCAGTGCGCCTCTTCCTGCTTCTCACGGATGACGGCTGGGTCAAGTTTGTCATACTGCTCACGGAGCATGAACACCTTGGGCAGTTCCTGCGTCCTTACGTCAACGGCAACGAGGTCGGACGCACCTGCGACGGGCTCGCTGGCAACGATGCCGACGTGTCCCATCGGCATATACCGTCTGCGGTTCCTGAGTCCCGGTGGGCATGGAGCACATCCCTCCGGCACGTGCAGCGGCTCTTTCAGTGGTTCGCATTGTTTCATGGGTCAGTCCCTCCCCTCATATTCTTCGGTGTACTTAATCATTATCTTATGATGCCGTGCGAGGAACTGCATACCCTTCGGCGTGACGTAGTAGCTGTAGTTCTTCGGTTTGCGCTGGTCGGTAGCAAAGCCCGAAAGCACAAGCTCGTCCCACAGCGGGTCGGGGTCGTCGTACCATGAGCCGTTGCGGTATGCCTTATAACACCCACCTTCTTCGGGCTGCTCGTTGTCGAGACCGATGGCGTGGCTCATCTTTGCGATGTGCGCCTCCGTCGGCTCAAACGTCCGAATGGTGAACGTCAGGGTCAGTTGGTTGCGCCGTGCGCTTACCTTGTACTCGTCGGCATCGAACCGCTCCTTCCAGTCCGTCAGCAGCTCTTCCGTGTAGTCGTACTTCGTGCCGACATTGATCACTACGGCAAAGCCCGTCGTCTCTCCCGTCTTCATGTTCACCAGCGGCGGCATCTCCCAATCCTTGATGACGCCCTTGGCATACTCTTCCTGCATCGCCTTGATGACACTCGCGGCATGCTCTGTTGTCTTTTTTTCGTTCATATCGCCTTTAATTTAATTTATTTATTCCTGCTCTTCCTACACCCCCATCACGGCTCGCGCTGCTGCAATGTCGGGGCGCGGGCTTTCCATGAACTTCCGGTACTGCCTGCAGTGACCACACGGGCGGAACTCGCGCATCCGCTGCCAGATGTCGGCAAAGTTGTCGGTATTGACATTGCCAACTGACGGGCACAGGCGGCTCTCTGACATGTGTACGTTGCCCTCGCAATCCACCGACGGCTTGCAGAACTGGCGGTGCAGCATCATCGTGATACCGAACTCCTGCGGGTCGGGCTTCTGAATAGCAGCAAGCGTTGTGTTCAGACACGACATGAAGTGTGGGTTTTGGTCCACCTCCTTCTGTGCATCGGGGTTTGTCCTGGCACGCCCGAGGTCCTGCATGAAGATGTGAGAGTCGGCATCGACAATCACCTTGTTGTACCGCTCGTATTCGTGCTTGTGGCTCACCACATAGTCGTATTCCTTGTACCACTGCCTGTTGGTATATACCTGCATACCGAGGTAGCAGTGCAGCCGGCTTATCCACTCGATGCGCTGACGTTTGCGCTCGTCCTTCAGCCACATGCCGTTCGACACGATGGTGAAGTTGCAGCCGGTAGCCATGTCGAGCCATTCGCACATTTCAGTGATGTGCTCGTTCTCCGTCGGCTCGCCGCCAGACAGCACGAAATGGATGTTGCCTATATACGTGCCGAATTTCACGGCCTGCTTGAACGTGTCAAGCGTCATCATCAGTCCCGTTTCCTGCGCGTCCTCCATGCAATGCGGACACATCATCGAGCATTTACTTGTAAGTTTTATCAACATATCGCCTTTTGTTTTTAATTTATTCAGTCCTCCTTTTGATATTCCGCGTAGCCGCCTGGTGCCAGCTGCCACAGGTGGAAACAGTTCTCATGCACGTTCACGAAGTCCTCGCGGGGAGGGAACACCTGCGCCACGAACATGGCGTTGGGCAGGAACGTGTAGCGTATCTCCTTCAGCTCGTAGTAGCCCAGCGTGTGGTTGCAGGCGGCAGACAGGTGCCACAGCCCTGCGTCGATGGTTATGGCGATGTCCTTCCCCTTCCAGCGGAAGAATCCCGTGGAGTAGCAGCCGTACCCTTCCTCAATATACGTCGGCTCCAGGTCGCAACCTCCAGCCCTCATGGCCATCTCCATTACCGGCGGCCACGGCTGGCGTAATCGTTCTAATTCTTGTCGTGTCATATCTCTGTTGCTTGTTAATTACTAATTATTTTTTCTGAACACGGATTTCACGAATTTCACGAATTTAGAATAGTGTCGGATTGCGCCGCACGTCGTCGATGCGCTGCTGTGCGATGTCGAAATACTCCCTGTTGGTCTCGAAGCCGATAAAGTGACGCTTTTCCATCAGAGCCGCCACAGCCGTCGTGCCTGAGCCAATCGTCGCGTCGAGGATGGTGTCACCCTCGTTGGAGTAGGTCAGGATAAGGTAGCGCAGCAAATCGACGGGCTTCTGGGTGGGGTGAGACATTTGGTCAATATCAAACTCGCGGTCAAAGTCAATGACCGATATAGGGTACTTCATTCCCGACTTGTCGCACTCCACTGGATTGAAATCGCCATAACAGCGATTCTTGTACGACTTTATATCGCCCGAACCATGATTGACCGCGCCTTTGATCTTCTGCGGATTGTATGTCGGTAGTTGCTGATAAAACACTGCGATGTCTTCGTGATTACGCAAAGGCATACGGTTCGCATTGAGAAAGCCGCTTGTACGATTTCCTTTCTTCCATATCAGATTATATCGCCACATCTTCGGCTGCGACATCATCAGCTTTGCCGTGAACATGCCTTGGCAGAACAGCACGATGGCCGCATTGGGTTTGGTCACTCGCTTGAACTGCTCCCACATCGGCTCCAGCGGGATGATGCTGTCCCACGAACCGCCCTCGCTCTGCTCATTGAGTACGCCATACGGCAGATCCGTGATGATGCAGTCCACCGCTCCGTCAGCGATGCGCTTCATGCCCAGCAGGCAGTCCTCGTTGTATATCTTGTCAAGTTCAATCATAATCCGTAAAATCCGTGTAATCCGTGGTCGTTAAAACTTACTTCTCGGCTTCGTTGCCTTTGCTGTATTGACCTTCGGTCGAACTCTGTCGCGACTCGGCATAACTGGAGCGAGCTCCGTTCTGCTCTCGCTGCTCCATCGTTTCAAACACGTCCACCAGTTTCGTGTCGCTGATGCTGGCAGCGTCGTAGTCGATCATCGTGCCGCCCATCACCGTGTCCACATTCTTCATGGCGCGGTTCAGGTTGGTAGCCTGCACGAGGTAGGTCACGCGGCTGCGCTTCTCCTTCTCCGTCCGCTCGTCGATGGTGATGAAGTCCAGTTTCGCCTTGTACCAGCGGTCGCTCTCCGCATTGTCATCGTCGAAGAACACCTCCTTGTAGGCCGCCTTCTTCACGTCGGCCACCTCAAACTCGCCGCTGATGTACTGCGACATCTGCTCAGTGATACGCTGCTCCGCCTCTGCAAACGACAGGGCATCGACCACATACTGCTCCACGACCTGCTTCTGCAGCCCGTCCTCCATCACCTTCTCGTACTTGATTTTGCACTCAAACCATTGTGCTGTTCTTGATCTCATAATCGTAAATGTTTTAATTGCTTGTTACTTTTTATACACGAATTAAAGCGGTCTGCAAAGTATTGATTGTCCGTCGTAACTAAGGCCGATTTTCATAAAGTCGTCAGCCAGGACTTTCTCTAAGGAATAATAGTAAGTAGCCGAAGTCAAGGCTTTGATTCCGTTCTTCAGCGAGTTCAAATTATTCCGTATATTTTCCATTGCCTCGGCAACCTTGTTCTCGCTATCGGCAATACTACCACTACAATAATAGTGGTCGAAGCAACAGCCTTTCTTGACATAATTGTAGCGTCGCTGTACGGACTTCAACTCGCGCTTCTCTGCATCGGTCACACCCTTGGCCTCGATCATGTCGGTCACGTCCCTGGCAAACCACAGCGTGATTATAAGCGCAGTCTCTTCGCGGCAGGCATAACTATCCCTGTCCCAGTATTCGCGCTTCGCCTCGTAGCCTACCGCCACCAGTCGGCCACGGCAGTCAAGTCCCTTGCACGCAAATTCCTTTCCAAGACTTCCCATTAGTATCTGTTCTGCCTTCATCTCGGCCAACCGCGATGTGTACTCCGCCACGGCGCTCTTGCCGTTTATTGCCTGCTCGATAGCTTTCGATAGAGCCTGCTGATACATTTCCTGTTTGTTCATATCGCCTTAGTTCTGTTCGTCCAACTTGCGTGTAATCTCTTCAACTGAGTCAATAGCGTCGGAGAGGTCGGCCACACCGCCGTTCTTCTCAATCTTCTTTGCCATCAGTGCCGCCATCATCGTCAGGGCTTCCTCGGCATAGTCCTTCTTGTCGAAGATATCCTTGCAGGCAGCTATCACCCTCTTTGGCGGTTGTCCTGCGGCCACTCCGATGGTCAGCGCAGCATTCTTCGCGAACGATGTCAGCAGGTAGATGGCCTCCAGCGGGCTTGCGCACTTTTCCATCAACATCGGCAATACATTCTCTTCCAACCAACTGTTGACTGCGCCAAAGTCGGTTTCCTTTTTCTGTCCTTGTTTACTCATAATCACTTAGTCTTTTTATGTTTCTTACTTTTCGGTTTGATAGTCTTATCATTCACTCCGCAGGCGGAGACGGCCTTGCCCAGTTCGGCAAAGGCTTCGGCGGTCTTGCTGACGGGCGATGGCTTACGCTTTTGCTCATAGAGGGCGGTCAAACCAAAGATGCGCGAGATGGCACGCTCTGCCCTTGCGCCATCGGACGTGTGCCAGCCGTCCAGCAAATAGATGCACTGACACGTCATGCAGAGCCAAATAAGTTGAAGGACTACGCAAGCGCGATACCCCCAGCTCCCGCATCGAGCAGCAAGAAACACTGGTAAGCACATTTTGGTTGGATTTGATGTACGGAAACCAAGTTTCTGCAGATGCTTCTCCGCTTCGCCAAACCGCCTCCGTGCTTCGTCTAACCCGATAGAACTCACAGGACCACTAATATAAATCTTGTCACGTTTCATTTCTTTATGCCTCCTTATTCAGCAGAATCTTTCCGCTTCGGTCTCACAAACTCTGTCTTTCCTGTAACTGGGTCGGTCTCAAAATGCCCGAACTTTGGTTCTGTCTTCAGCCCTACACAACCCAGTTCATAGTCCTCGTGCGCCAGTTCCTTGTCGAGGTCGATGCCTTTCTTCACGCCGACGAGCATTTCCGAATGCACGACAATCATATTGCCCGACTCGTCGGTGGGGTCTGCGGCCTCGCGGGTCTCAATCAGCCGTGTGTCAATCAGACCTTCAAACATCCTACTCTGACTGACGTGGCTGCGCTCCTCGGCGGTGGTGAACTCCCGCTTGTCGATCCGGCAGCGGTTGTAGATGCTCTCAACCTTGACATCGGTCAGCCATCGCCTGTGTCTCGTGTCGAACTCCTTTTCGAGGAAGTCGGCAACGTCCGTACAAAGGCCAGCCACCACGACGTTGCCCGTATCGGTCGGCTTACCTGCGTTCTCGTTAGCGCACTGGCGAAGCGCTGCAATCGCCCTGTGCAAATTTTCTAATGTAATTTCCATATCGCCTATATTCCTTTTTAAGTTAATATTAAATGGCTGCGACGCTGGCAGGGCTGAAAGAATCCCTGGGCACCACGCGGACCCGCACCGCAGCCCGACACGTGGAATGTTTAACTGATGAATAATTCGTGGTCGTGCCACACAGGGGGACTGACCCCCGTGCGACATGTCTTGTCTCTCCAAATCTCTTCCTGCTGCATAGTAGCCTTTTTTACCAGCCGATTTAACAAAGGAACGGCTGCACGTCCAGTTGCTACAAAGACAGCAGTACCCCGAAGAGCACATAAATCTTTCTGGACGGCAGCCGTTTGGGGACATACCACGAGGGTACGCGAAACGCTTGGCCTATAAAAAAGGCTCACTACCTGATGTCGTGAGCGATTACCGTTCGCTCTTACGGAGTGGCTAACCACTGTCTTTGTAGCGACGGCAAAGGTACGACTATTTTCCATATTGACCAAACTTTCGCGCATCTTTTTCACATTTTATAGTAAATCAGTCCATTATTGATGCTAATCGCATCGAGCCGGCTCACGTTCGGCCAAGCTCGAATACGATTCGGCTTGTCGCTCACTTACTCGCCGCCTTGCAAAAGCATCGGCATACAGAGCGCCGTTGTGCTGTCCTTCACATCCTCTGGACGGATGAGGATGGCGCGGGTGGCGTCGGCCAGCGAGATGATGACGTTCTCGGTCTTGGCGGCCACCTGGAGCATCGACATCAGCGACGAGTTCTTCAGGCCGATGGCGAACTGGGCGGGCAGGTTGGTGTCCTGCAGCGGCACGTTCTCCGAGGCGGCGCGGCTGAAGTCGATGTCCTCGGCGGTGACGGTGAGCACGTTGCCCTCGAAGGAGAGCTTGACGAGGTTCGACGAGTCGCTGCTGAACGGGTTGACGCGGCGCAGGGCCGACAGCAG